TCCCATATGTCCCCTATATTGCTGTAAAGTTATCTGTCGTTACTCCAACGTTTCCGTTGATTAGTGCCTCACGAGTTGCATCATCTACAGTATACTTGCTACCACCAAGGTATACTTCTTGGTAAGTATCTAAGTCACCATCGTATGGATAACGCACCTGACGGTAAGTTCCATTAACTCTGATGATACTAATGCCACGTGTTAACTTATAGAATGTAAAGAGTCGTTGAACTCCTTCAAAGCCTTCATCGACAGTTGGTGTCTCGAAGATGTAATCTGTCATGACTCCTCCTTTAGTGGACTCACCACAAGGCTAGGTTTCCCTAGCCCTGCAGTCAATTAACTACTAGAGAGCAGCGATTGATGAACCTGATGTGATTCGGTATAGAGCCTCGTCACGGTATACTGCGAAGCCAAGTACGCCGTACCAACCCATTGGGCGGAAGCGCATCAACTTATCAGTTACGTTACCGATAACTACGTGTGGCTCTTCAGCTACAGCTTCTGCCATTGCCTGTGAACCTGCAACGATTGTGTCGAAGACACGTGTTACTGGTGTTACAGTTACAGTTGTTGAAACTGTTACTGCTGCTGTGTTTGCTGTGTCTACAGTAAATGTAGTTGTTGAACCTGATGTAGTGATAGCAGTAATCTTAGCACCTGAAGCGATACCTGTTCCTGCAATCTTGTCACCAACTTCAGCGCGTGTTGCGATAACTGCAGATGAAGCAACGCCGAATGTGAATCCAGCTGATGTTCCTGCTACTGTTACTGCTGTTGTTGCCAATGCTGACTGGTCTGCACCTGTCTTAGCGTTGTACAGACGTGATGACTCTACGAAGAATGCGCCTTCGTACTCACCGATTTCTCCAGCCCAAATCTTGCTTGCTTCTGAAGCAGACTGTGACTGTGGGTAGCGCCATCCAAGGTCGCCTGTTTCTGCACGAAGGTCGTGTGAAACTTCTGGGTGGATACCAACCCAGTATGCATTTCCGCGACGGCCCTTAGCCTTGTTAGAACGTAGCTTAGCAACAGCCTTGCGGATGTCTGCTGAGTCTAGTGTATCGGCTGCATCTACGTTAGCAGTTGCTGTTGCATTGCCTGCGAAGATGTTGTTTGAGCCTGAGCGAAGTGTGTTCATTGCAACTACGTCGATAGAATCGGCTAGGTTGTATGCAATGATGTTTGCGATTGCTGGGTCTACATCTGCTAGAGAGAATAGTTCCAATGCGCGTGTTACAAGTACAGCGTTACCGTACTCGTTAAGTGTTACTGTAACAGATGTTGGTGTTGACAATGCTACTGCATCTGGGTCAACTGTTTCTGTTAGAGTAGATGTCTTTGTGTCTAGGTCAACGTACTTCTGTAGAACTACAGTTGAACCTGGGATTGCTTGACGTGCGGGGCGCTTATCTGCGACAGAACGAATTAGGGGTTCTGAACGGAGAGCGAACTCGAGAAGGCGGTCATATGCCTTCTGTACGAGGCCTGCGCCGCCTACTGTACCGCCGAATGATGTGCTCGACGTATCTGTATATGCGTTAGGCATTTCTTTTAGTCTCCTTGACTATGAACGGATATTATTGTTGTGACTGCATCAGGGTGAGGAGTTCCTCCATAGAGTTTGCATTATCCATGCGTTGCTCTAAGTCCTGTGCTCTGTCTGGGGTGGAAGCATTTTGAGTCATGACGTCCTGCTGACGTAGCGTCGCTAGGTTTTGTTCGTCAGGTCTGTTTGATACTTCTAAACCAAATAGTTCGCCGTTATCGTTGAGCCAGTTAGAAACTGATTCTTCAGAGAAATCTCCATCTAAATCCTTAAGGATTAGACGTGCTGCCTTTTGGTTTACACCCTTCTTTTCTAGTACTGACTTAACGGTAGACTCACGCTGCGCCTTGGAAAATCCCTCAAGTTGCTCAGTGAGTTCCTTAATACGCTTTTCATCTGCACGCTTGGCTTTACGTAACTTTTTAAGTAAGTCACTGCCGTCCATATGTGTATCTGTGTCGGTATCTTGGTCTTCGTCTTCGTCGTCCCAGTAGTTGTTGCTCATAGCAACCCACCCTTCTATTCGTTGTTAGTTCGCAGGCCACAGTTCAATTCGGGGAAATTGGCTGGCTCCTACTATCGGTCTATTACTCTGACGGGGCCGATAGGTCCGTTCAGGATTCTAGAATTGTCCTACTGCAGATGTAGTAAGACTTGTTTTGTTCGTGCCTGCTGCACCACTAAAGGATGCAATTTCACGTTGTGTAAGTTTTTGACGCTTACGTTGTGCTGATGCTAGACTATTAAATACCTCTTGCTCAGCTTCTGTCTGGCCATAACTATCAAGAGTTGTGCCATAGATATCAGATAGTTTCTCAGCAGTTGGAAGGATATCTGCAATAGTTGCGTAACCCTTTTGTGCTTCTGCCTGTGTAACACCTTGTGCTGCTAGTTGTTCAGCAACTGATACACCAGTCTTTAGCCCTTGACGTGCCGCTGCTACACCAATTTCAGATGCTGCAACCTGACGTTCAATCTTCTGGAACTGCTGGTTAGGGTCTAGTACATAAGCAACTAGGTCTGCTTGGCCAATGCCATAGAAATCACGTAGTTGCTGTGAGATAGCAGGGTCAGCATTCTGTACACGCTGTACTGCTGTAACCACACGGTTAGAAAGTTCTGCAGCAGATACGTCATTAGCGATGAACTGAGATACATAATCATCAGTATCAAACTGCTTGAGTCCATACGCACGTAGAACCTGGCGATAGCCATCTTCAACATTAAGGTACTCTCCAGGATTAAGAACTGCTAAGCCCTTCTTAATGCGTGCTTCATTTGCCTTGAAGCGCGTCTTGTACTCTTGAGTCTCTTGCAAGCCTAATGTAATCGTTGCTTCAGTTGCGCCATCAATTGCTAGTTCTTTAATCTTATTAACAAGACTGCCTAGACCATAACGCTGAAAGCGCTCAGTAAGAACATCTATAGCATTCTTACGTGTAGTCTCTGCTGCAGCTTTCTTCTCAGCTGCCGCTAAGTCTGCGGCTGTTTTGTTTGCATTAGATAAGTTAGCAATTTGAGAATTTAATGATTGAATCAGAGCAAGTACAGCAGGGTCAGTTATGTTATTAATAATAGTTTGCGGTGACGGAGCATTTGGTACAACTCCTGGAGGAGGTGGTGGGGTAGCGGTTGTGGTCTTTTTGGTAGTTACTTGACCAGTTATTGGGTCTACAGTTGACTTATATCCAGGCACGTTTTGGTTAATTACTGTAGCAGTATTAGTAGCATTCTCAAATGCTGCCAATTGTGCAGAGGTTTTACCAGTTGAGCCGACCTTCATTGTGTAGTAACGTGGGTCGTCCATGCCCACTGGTCCACTTAGAACTTCACTTGGTGCAGCAGCAGGGCTTACGCTTACTGGAACACCTAATGCAATTTTTTCAGCATCAGTTAATGGCTGACCTGCTCCTAGTTTTCTAACAGCTGTTTGCATCTGTGCTGGAGTTAGCGTAGGGTTATTGGGTACACCGCCACCTTCACCATCAACCATCATTAATTCTGGATTGTATCTCATTACATCAGACCCCAATCGCTGAATACTTTAGTAGTAAGTGAATCAATAGTGTTACGTGCATTGTTTGTATATACCCAGTCAGGTGAACTCTTGATTGTCTTGTCAACCATCCATTGTGGCATTATCTCTTGCTTGCCAGTAGTAGGGTTAATGTAACCCATGATTCTTTTAACCAAAGGATTATTAAAGTCTACTGTATCTGGGTCTAGTTCTAGAATGTTAGCTACTGAAGATGTTACGTTAGATGCAAGGGCTGACAAAGATACGTTATTCTTGATTCCTTCTGCATATGCAGGGTATGCGCTAGCGGAAAGATTCTTAATATCATTCATGATATCGTCTGTTGTAGTCTCACCAGCAAATAATGCTGTCGACTTTGTATCCCAATATGCAGTGTTTAGTAGGTTGCCAACGCCGTAGGCGTTAGCGAATGATTGCAATGCCGATACGGAACTCATGGTGCTTCCACCAAGTTTGCCCATAGAGCCAGACTTGACAATTAACTGGTCAACCTGGTCTTCACTCATACCACTCTGGTAACCAATTTCTACTTGCTTTTCAACACCAGGTGTCCATTGAATACCTTGCTGAATCAAACGCTTCTTTGACTTTACCTTGTATGCATTTAAGTCTTGTGCATATACGCCAGGCTGATTAGTCGCCGCAGTTTGTCTGGTACGAGCAATAGAGTTATTGTTTCGGTAGAATGCACTTCCTAAAACGAAAGAACGGAAGCCGTCCATGTCCCCTTTAAGATATGCCTGCCATGCTTTCTCAAGGTCTGGGTCAGTAGCCTTGAGAGCAAGAATCATTTGAAGTTGTTCTGCTACGGTAGCATCGTTGTCGCTAATAGCCATTATAGACCTCCAGACAAGATACTAGTCATATCTTTCATAAACTCAAATCCCTTGCGGCGTTCGAATTCCTCAGGATTTGATTCCTTAAGTTTCTTTTCAACAATTGCTTCAGATGCTTCAGCAGTAAGACCAGGTGTAGTAACCTGTACATTCTCCAACTTTCCAGTCTTCTTGTTCTTAACCTTCTTGTAGGTAGTAAGAGTACCAGTGTTGGCCTTGTTAAGTAGGTCAAACAGTTCTTCTTTTTGGGTGGCATCTAGCTTCTGACCAATCTTACTGAGACCCCATTGGTCTAATGCTTCGAATGTTTTAACCTTGTCTAACTCTGAAATAGAACGAGTTGGAAGAGTTGGCTCATCTCCCTTTACAGACTTTAATGAATCATTTAGTAACTGAAGTGGAGTAACCTTAGGTCCACGCCCACCTTGATAGATTGTAGCTGCAGTTGTCACTAGTTGTGACCATAAACCGTATGCCTCTACAGTGCTAATAGTTTTGCCTTTGGCAGCATATGCACCAATAATTCTATTCTGTAAATCCTGGTTATTCCAAAAGTCAGCCGCATAATTTGAAGCCAACTTTAATGTAGGTGTAACTGATGATACTGGTTTGCCATCCTTAAAAGTTAATCCTTTTGTAGGGTCATTAACTTCTCCAGTATATACAAACGCTGTACTTCCAGCTGCTCCTGCTGCCCATACAGATGGGTCATTCATGTCAAGACCAGTGGCTGCTCTAAGGTCTGCAGCTAAATCATCAGTAATACCGACAGGTGCATTCGGTGCAAGGGCTGGTCCCTTAAGCGAAGGTACAGGTTTATCAGACTTTGGTGGAGTCTTGGCTTCTCCTGCTAATTGACGATTAATCTCAGCCAGTCTAGCACGGTCTGCTTTTGTAGCCTCCATAGAAGCAATACGTTCCGCTGCAGTATTTGCAGTAATATCTACTTTAGAATTAGCAGCAATTCTTGCTGTTAATTCCTTTTTTTCAGCAAGCAACTTTTCTGTACTGCTTGATGATGTAGAGCCAGTTGGTTTTGGTTTAGGCGCTAATGAGGGTGTTTGCAATGGTGTAGACTTTATAGTGCCATCTGGATTAAAACTAAGTCTAACTGGGACTCCATCAGCATTTGCTGGAAGGCCATCACTGTAATAGGATACGATACCAGTGCGTGGATTTTTGTATTCACCGTTGGCTCTCTTACCCGTTACTGTGTCAATTACATATCCCTTGGAATCTGGTCCAAGTTTTGATGAATCTCCAGCCATTATAAACCTTTTCCATTGCTATTAAATGTTTGTTGGTAAAACATGATTACTATAGTCCTGAACCTAGATATTTGTCATAGATTCTATCTTGTGATAAGAATCTGTCATAGATATTAGCAAACTCTAAATCACCAGCTTTAAGTTGGTTAACATAGTAGTCAAGAATTATACGCAAATCTATGTTATCTTTAGCATCGATATTATTAGATGCTCGTCCACGTAATCTTGCTGCAACTGCATCTCTTGCCTTCATATATACAGCAACTGATTTCCATGTAGGGTCATCAGCATTATCTGCCATGAACTTCTCATTAGCAAGAATCTTCTTGAATCCAATGATTGTCTTTGCACCCTTTGTGCCATCAACATCACGGTAGTCTTGGTACCATGCACTAGGTGAGCCTGTTGGCTGACCTGTAACTGGGTCAATTTCAGATGCTAGTTGCTTAACGATAGCCTGCTTCGCAGCGGCCAAGTCTTCAGCACCTGCCTGTTGTAGTGATGTAAGTCCACGCTTGTCAAGGTGTGCATCAAGAACTGCCATGGCACGGCGGTACTTAGCCCAGCCTTCACGAGCAGCATTCTGTTGCTGTGCTTCTTGAGGGTCTTGCTTACCGCGGTACTTCTCGGAACTTCCTGGTGAAATAGATGTCTCTGATTGCCACCAGTATGCTGTAGGATTAAACTTGGCAGCACCTGAACCCTTGGTAATTAGGCCAATAAGGTATGAGTTATCACCCTTTACGTCAGCGATTAAGTCTGTATAACGCTTAGCATTCTGTACATCATCCATTGTAGCCTGTGAACCTGTAGGGTTCTTAGACAAAGATGTAGCAAATCCGAAGTACTCAGGATAATCTTCAAGGAACTTAGCATCTGCACCCAAGCCATAAGTCTGGCTGTATTCACGCCACTTATCCATATAGAAACGGTAAGGGCTTTCGAATTGTGGTGCAAATGGTAGGATTAAGTTAGCAGCTACACGCATCTTGTAGAATGCGTCAGTCTTCTTCTTAATCTCTCCATCTGTAAGATAGGCAGTACCAGCTTCTTGAGCCTTTTGCTGTTCCGTTAACCAGATAAGTTGATATGTCTTAGCATAGTCATCGTTGTTTTGGCCTTGTACAGCCTTCAAAGAGTTGCGCATCCATGTAGGTAGGAACTGAGATAGTGATGCATCAGGTCCGTATGGGAATGCAAACGATACTACTTCAGATAATTCTGGCTTTAACTTCAAAACATTTGCTACAGGAATTGCAGCGAATGGTCCGACAGATACGCCAAACGGATTACCCTGGAACATAACATCAAGGCTTCGCTTACTAATACCTATCTGGTCAAGTGACGATAGCCCCTCACCAATGATAGGAAGTTTCTTTAATGCCTTAGGCACAGGAAGCCACATTGTGTTGTTAGGGTTTAGTGTCTGTCCTGGTGGGACTGGCTCACCCTTTTCATCGGTAATTAGACCTGAACGCTCAGGTGCATTCCATATAATGTTAGCACGGTTAAGAATAGTAGGGTTGTCCATAGCAATTCCGAACCATGTCTTAATTGCATTCTCTTGTGCAGAGAAAAATGGTGATACAAAGCGTAGCATATGTGCAGCATTTGAGCGACGTTCTACGTTATAAAGGATTCCCTTTACACCTTTAAGAGCATCTGCTCGTGCACCTGCAGTTAAGTTGTATTGTAGGTCAGCGAACTCTTCACGAGTAAATGTTCCACCCTTTAAGAACTCTGCCGTCTCAAGACGCTTCTGAATAGACTTCTCATATAGGTCAATGAACAATGGATGACGTGCCCAGTTATCTTCAGGTATTTGCGCTAGATACTTAAACAATGATGATGTAATTTGTCTAGTAACAGCCCGTGGCCTAAGATTCATGTTAGCATCCAGTAAATGACCGTGCACAATAGGTAGTGCATTAGGGTCACGTACTGCATTACGGAGGAAATCTTCTGTTACCTTGCCAACTTCTTCTCCAGGAAGCGCTGACATAATCTTCTCACGTATGCCGTAACCGTCAGGTATGTAGTTGTCTAAGAACTTCTGCGCTGTAACAACATACTCAAGTGAGTCGGCACGGGCAATACCCAAGCGAGCACGAAGTTCTTTGTTGTCTGCAAGTTCCTTTGCTACTTCATCAACACTCTTGCCAGCCATAAGTCCACGAGGAACTGCAGCATTAGCAAATGTCTCATTAATGGCATTTGTCCACTCTTGGTAGTAGTTAACATCGCCTGGACGCACAGCACCACGGCCCTTACTTGCTACGTTTGCACCATAAATGGTAGAGTAGTCCTCAAGGAGTGAATAGAAAGTCTGCTGTGATGAGTTCAACTCACGGAACAATCCACCATTAGGGCCGCCAAAGGCACCCCAGATTGTGTACTTGGTTCCGTCTGGACTATCGACAGTTGATGTAAGTTCAATGTCCTGCTCGCCGATGCGCTTCTTGCGTGAAGCAACCTTTGATTGTTCCAACTTAGTAAGTGCCACATTGTTTGACTCGTAAGCAGCATTTGCTGTATCTAGTGACTTTTGCTTTACAACTAATTCACCGATTAAATCTGCATTTTCTGGTTCTAGTACAATGCGTGATTCAAGACCAGCAACTTCCTTTGACAAGCGTGCAATTTCTGCACCACTCTTTTGAAGTTCATCTTTAAGTGCCTTGTAATCTACCTTAGTTGGCGCTTGATAATTATCAACCATGCGATTCTTGGCAGTTCTAGTATTGTCAACTAGATTTCTCATTCCTTCACCTGCGTGACGCAAGGAAGCCATAGCACCTACTGTAGCCCAGATGCGCAACTGCGAGTCAACTGCGTTGCGGATAGGATATCCAAGGCGCAGAAGAACTGCAGCCTTCCACAGGTCAGATGTTATTGCAATTGTGTCATGCAAACTACCGCCGACTGCACGTAATGTGCTGCCATTTCTTTTAATGATTGCATCAATTGAATCAAAATCTGCAATTGGTAAAAAGTTTGCTGTTTGAGATTCAAACAATGGTACCTTAATCATTTGATTAAGTTCATGGTCGTACATAAATCCTTCTTCTTTGGATTCACGTAGTTTACCAGCGCGCAATTGTGTGTGATAATTAAAAAGTTGTTCAGCCTGTTCTTCAGAAACGCCGTTTTTGGCAGCAACAATTCTGTAGCCAGTCTGCTCTAGGTCATTAATGACACGAGCACGCGCTTCTGGTGTTGTTGCGCGAGCGTATCGTTCGACGTATGATAGGGCATCTTGAGTCGTAAAGGTTCCAGTTTGCAAACGAGTGATAAAAGCTGCACCTTTTGTAGGCACTGGCCTAGATAACTGAATCAAACGGTCAGTAACTGCTGTTACCTCGCGGATTGAGTCACCTTCGTTAAGATTAATTACACCACTTGGACGTTCCTTTTGTCCCCAAGTTACCTTGTAGTACAATTTATGGAACGGTGTCGGCTGATACATTGTAATTTGTGCATCAGCTACAGCATTTGAGTGATATGGTAGGCTGCGTGCTGTTGCAAGGAAACGACCTGTACCCTGGAATAAACCACCTGCACCTTCTGCAAGTGCTGGAGTTTCTGAAACTCCCAGTAATGTGTCTACATAACGGTCATGCTTAGCCCATGCAGAAATAAAATCACGGTCAGCCTGAATCTCATCGGGTGTGCGTAGGGCAAACTGCAACATATCATCAGTTGTAGCATCGACTAACTTTGCTTCTTCGTTGAGTAAAACTTTGTAATCGCTCATTGACATCTCGCCATTTGCGATACGCAAAGGTGCAGCGATGTCTGGGCGCTTCAACTCATCAAGAATATCTATACCGCTCTTGTCGCCCATAACTGCAAGCATTGTGTTGACTGCTTCTTCTTTAGTCGCAGCAGTTCCCAATAAATAAGAAACAGTAGCTTCATTGTTGCTACCCTTAATCCAAGGGTGATTCTGCGCCCAAGCAATATCATTGTTAGCGAAATCTTCAGCAAGTCTATTGTACTTATCTGATAACTTGCTAGTTGTTGGAGCACCTGCACGAACCTCACGAAGTGCAAGGATTGCATCCTTAGCAGAATCTGCAGCACGCTTTGTTGCAACAAACTTTCCACCGATAATTGAAACGTCCCCAGCAAACTGAGTGATTGTGTCAACAGTACCTGATGTCAATCGACCCATAAGGCTATTACTAAAAGCTTCTTCGCGTTGCTTGTCATCGTAGATATCAAAGTCAGAGTCCATAAACTTTGGAGTTAAATCATCTGGTAAGAAATCTCCGACGGCCTGACCGAATTGTGCAGTTAATGCCTGACCAAAAGAAATTTCATTACGTGCTTCCCAGGCCTTTTTCCATTCTTCAGATATTGAACCTTTGCCACGGCTTGAACCAAACAATGTTATAGCAGAAAGTGGCTCGCGAATAAGGTTGCGGTTGGTTGCTTCAATAGCACCAAGAACGCCACCGATTGGGCGTAAAGCATTCTTACCTAGGTCAATAGTTGCTTGCTTTACTGTACTAAGAAAGCCGTTGTATTCTTTTCTGTCATTCCATGGAGCTGTTGCAATATCCCATGCAAATTTTGCTGGAGATGCAATTGCAAGACCGATGTCTAAACCCCAGTCCCTGGTTCCTTTTACAAGGTCACCAATACGGTTCCATACGTCCATTAAATGCCATTCATCAAGGTTGCTAGTGCGCGACGGGTTTCTGATGAAGTGTTAGGACGGGAAGCAATGTAACTTAAAACTGGATAATATGATGCAATGCTCTTATTGAACTCGGCATTGTTGTCAGCGTCACTTGGAAGCATAAGCGCTTCTGAACCTGGACCTGCGCCCATATTAATACCTGCTGTAATTGGTTCATCAGGATTCATTGTTGGTTCGGTTAATGTAGTAATAGGTGGCTGTGTTGGTGCTACATCCATTGGACGTGCAACGGTTGCAGCAACTTTAGCAAGAGGAGCAGCGGCGGCTTGGTCGTTAATCTGCTTGTTCATGCCATAAGCATAACCTTGTGCTACGCGTCCAGATTGACCCGCTCCGCCTGTACCAGAAACATTAGTAGGACTATACTGTGGGCCACCATTAGCACCACCACGATTTTCTACAGCCATGTTTCCTCCTACTTAGTAAATTGTTCAAAGATATGAAACGGCGGAGCCGTCTCGTTATTATTAACTGCTGCAATTCTCATTGCATCTAGCATTGTAGTTCCTGCATGTAGCGCTCCAACTGCAAAGTCACCACCAGAACCAATACCATAAAATCCTGTGTTATTCATTCCAACTGAAAAATCAGAATCTATTTCAAAGATAGTTCCATTGATTCCTAGTAGAAGACTTAGTTCAAACTTGTTATCATCATCGTCTGATGTTTTATTAAAGTCTACGCCTGCTTCAGTAAGTGCCGCTTTAAGCGATGGCACTACTTTGTTAATTGCAAACTCGTATAAGTTTGCTTTAGCCTTTACTGTAACTAGTGGAGGCGTCCACCCATGGAGTACCACTTGTAAACTACGATAGTTACCAGCACCAGAAATAATATAACTTCCACGTTCAACTGCCTTTGTCATGTCGGGGTGAGTGTAAACTTTACCAGCAGCGTTGATTCGACTGTCTGCTACGATTACACACTTGTCTTCGTGCTGAACACCAATAATCGTAGTCATTGTCCCCTCCTAGATTATATGCGTCGCGTTGAACGAACGCTTGCTGTTGGCTTTCCACTACCAGTAATACCTGATAGTAAGCTCATAATGTCTGGTGGTGCTGCCTCAATTTCAGGTGTAGCGCCTCCTGCTGGAACACCAGCGGGAACAGGGGACGGTTGCTCAACCGCTTGTTGGGCTCCAGCAGGAGGAACTGGTTGCGGCTGTGGCGTAAAGACTTCTTCAATGACGTCCTCTAGTGCCTGTCCCTTTTGGCGTGCCTTAATGACAGCCGCAATCTGTCGCACAACTTCAGAAGCGTCCTGGCCTTGCATAGCCATCTGTGGTATCGCTTGAGAGAGTGCATTAATGGAACCGAGAAGCGAAGCTCGCATACTCTCGATTTCAATCTTTTCTACTTCCTGGGTTACGTTAACTGTGAATGGAAGTTCACGCATTGCCATATCCTTGGAGATGAGTCCACCACCAAGTGCCTGTAACATAAAGATAAGTCCCTGTGCAGGATTAAGTCCTGCCAACATACCGTAACGGACATCGGCTGAGTAGTCACCCTTAATGTCCTTCTTAGGGTTGTATGTAATTTCATATGGTGAACCTGAGTCTACACCACGAATTGTCTTTTCGTCTGGGAAAATTAATTCATCAACTTGGAAACAAAGTTGGATTACATCGCGCAGTGCGGATGCAAAGATTGCTTGTGCTGACTTGACCTGTGTATCAAAGGCTCCCATAAGAGCCTGAACACCTTGTCCAGTAACAACTGATGCACTGATGTTTCCTGTACGTGATTCAGGGTAACGTGTACCAACACGCAATTCTTGACCAAGCAAGGTCTGCTCAGTAAACGCACCTGCTGGAATATTAAGTTCTACGCGGCGTACGCCTGCTGGGTTTGCTGTACGGATAACAGCATCGCCACCAAGTTGCAACTCCTGCACATCTTGTGGAAGTACGATAGGAGCCTGTACAGATTTCTCTGCAGCTTCCATTGCAAGCAACGCAAAGCGATTGCGAAGCAACTGGATACCAAGAACGTCATCAAACTGTCCACGTAGTTCATCATCAATAGATGGTTTACGTGCCACTACAACCATCATCTTACCCAATGGATTTGTAGCACGTGATAGTACTAAGTTATTTTTTGTAGGGATATAGATGATTGATTGGTCTTTGTCGTAGTAACGAATCATTTCAACTTGAGTATTTAAGTCTTGTTTGTAGCCGTAGCCACCTAACAAGGAGTATTCGTACTCAGGGTATAATGCAACTAACTCAGCCAAAGAGGTCATGTAACGTTTTGCAAAGGCAGTGCAGCGTCCGTAGCGGTCGAATTCTGGGTAAGCACCCACAGGGTTTTCTAGGCGGATGCGCGGCAACTTTGCTTCCTCATCCAATTCAATAAAGAATGGGAGGAAACCATAAGTGATATACCAGTCCGCACCTTGATACATGTGGACTGAAAGGTCAGAATGTGAAAAATAATTAGAGGCAATACGTGTGCGCTTATCAGCAAATGAACGTGCTCTATCTGAAACAGAGTTAGCAGCAGAACAGTTGACCGCAGGTAGTGGTGCCATAACTTCTGACAGGTCGCTTGCGACAACGTCAATAAAGTTTGCAACTACGTTAGCATCTACTCCGTCTGGGAAGAAGTCAGGATAGACAGATGCAATATTACCTTTACGGACCGAAAGAACGTCTAGGTTGCGACCGTCGCGTTCAGCGTTGCGGAAGCGAAGGTTCTCGACCCGCGCTGCAACTTGTTCCATTGATAATGCCATTATTTACCCTTAATTCTACTTTTGTATAACTGAGCCTCTGCTGCACGCTTGCGTGCCTCATCAGCATTCTTTGCAGCTGTAGTTCCTTTAGCTGGCATCTTTAATGCTGCTCTTGCTTTAGCAATGCCTTCTGCATTAATCTGTGACTGACTTTTTGTTGGAGCACTTACAATTGGAGATGCAGAACCTTCTCTATAAATTTTTTCTACAGTCTTAGCAGTTTTAATACCAGAGGCAGTTCTTGTTGCTACTTGTGCTGCACGAGCAAGTCTTGCTGCTGCAACTATTCCTGCAATTGGTAGTACCATTGTTATCCTAACGTAGATTCAAAAATTATTTAGTCATGTTCCTGTAAACTTTGTTTACATACTTAGCACCCTTTTTTGTGATGCCACCAATTGCACGAAGCCCAGGACCACCAACAGCAAGAAATGCGACATCGGCAGCAGACTTTGGCATTACATACTCATCAACAATTTTCATTGCCTTGAGTGTGTTGCCACCAATGGGTGTTTTATTTACTTTAACTTCGGTACGTTTTACCATTAGTTAAAATTAAAGACCCATACGCTTTAGGTCTGCCGCGCTGCGTGGAGCAAATGCGTGGTATGGAACGTTTGGTTGTGTTAAAGGCTTTGTTCCAGGCTTAATAACCTTAACAGAATTGCCAGTCTCTCTGTAAACAGGGTCAACATTCTTTGCACCCTTTCCTGAGATTCCGCCTACTCCGCGAACTACTGCTTTAATAATTTTAACTGGATTTGCCATTTTTTTTTCCTTATCCGTAAGTGTCAGCCCACTGTTCAGCAAAGGCTTCATCAAGATTGAGTGACATGCGTTGTTGTTTTTGACTTCTGGTTGCCCAGCGATTGTTTTGGAACTGACCTACTTTACTGCTTTGTTGCATCAACTCACGTATACGAATGATAGCAAACCATAAAGCCATCACGCAGTCAGTTGGGTTCTTGGTATCTGGCTTCCAGGTAATGAGCTGTTGTACAAGAGATTTAAGTCCCTCTGAGCCTTCATTGCTTGGTAGTTCGATTAAACCATTGTCTTGGTAGCGACCATCATGGATAGTACCAAAAAGGCTAGCCATAGATGCCACACCAAAAGATGTGTCCCATTTGTTTTTACCAGTAAAGTGTGAGTTTAGTTGACAGCCATAACTTGCTAGGTAGTTACGCAAGTCAGTGTCCATAGCATAGTACTTCTGGTGTGCGTTAATTTCTACACGAAATTCTTGAGGGCTATACCTCTCAACCCATTCACGAATTAAAGCGTTCTCCTTTTGAGGAGTAGGGTCTGCCATGTTGACGCAGTCAAGTACATAGATTGTGCTGTCATCTCGGTTAAGAGTTACGGCTACAAATGCTGAACGACCAGATACGGCAGGGTCAAAACCAATTACCGTGTAGGTGGCGTTTCCGCTGCGCGGGTGCCCTGGAGCACCTGGTTTAAGCGGTCCACGCTTTCGCATACCGTTAACACATCCTGCAATTGCTGCTGGCGCGAATATAGAATCGGACTGGACGTCTTCTTGTTGGTAGACCATAGCCCAGACAGATGGCGCAACTTCAGAGCGGCGCGTAAATAAAGAGGGTCCATCCCATTTCGGATAAAGTCCATTGTCATCAGGCTCATCAATCTCGTTCTCCTGCATTGTGGTCTTAGGCCACAGCGTCTTCCAGTTATCAGGCTTCTCGTCAAACTGAAGTACGGCAGGCATCGCAAAGTAAGTAAAGGGTGACTTGCCACCAGACCACTGTTGAGGGTCACGTAGCATTTTGTATAGGTCAATTGGTGCAACTCGAGTGCCAACGATAATTAATTTACCATGTCGCCCAAGGCGGGTAATAACTTCCTTTTGAATCCACTCGAGCTGCTTTTCCCACTCGTGGGCGTTTGAGCCCATCACAGCATCGTCGATAATAATCAGGTCAGCGCGAGCACCGTAAATCTGTGAGCCCATACCTAGGGCCTGGACCGTTGGGTCTTTTTCGCCAGAGTCGCGTCCTGTACCCAGATAAATCATGTCAGCAGACCATTGTGTTGAGTCTGCCTTATACCCTCCATTTGGGCCGAAGGCTACTTGGAGTTTGGTGTAGGCTGGGTGGGAAAGTCTTGTTTTGATTGCGCCAAGGAATTTGCGAGCCATACCCTGAGTCTTAGAAACAATAATGACTCGCGCATTGGGGTTGGTAACAATCTTATAAACGACGTAGTTAGTCGTAATGACCGTACTTTTAGCATGCTCAGGCGGTACGTTAATGAGAACACGGTTAGCCGCTCCTGGCTCGTAGGTCATGGCTGGGTCTAACCAGCGAGGCTCACGGCCCTCAATTAGGTCTACCCAGTCAAGGTGATGGTCAAAGAGCTTAGTGTCTAGAAACTGCTCAGAGAAGTCTGGAAAGGAAATATCTCCCAGCTCCTTTAGGTCAGTCTTGATGCCTTTACCCTCGAGGCGAGCAGCCTCGGCACGTGCTTTGAACTCAGGGTCAGTTGCTGACCATTGGCGGAATGCCACATCTGAGCGGCCCACGGAGGCCATAGCCTGGGTAATCGTGCTACCCTGACTCAGTTGCTGCAAGGCCTTCTCTTGCGCCTCGCGCTTAGGGATATTCTGAATCCCAGGTTTTCTACCCATCAGTTGTCCCCATCATTTACAGTCATTTAACGCTGGCCGATTAACGGCAGAACTTCCCCATATATATAATATATTATATAATATATAAGAGTCGCGGAGTCTTAAACGGAGCGACTCCGTATATGTATTTCTATACATATAAGATAACCTGTTCAAATCGTAAAACCGAACAACTGAAACCAATATATTTTTAAAAGCCCTGGTCAGGGCTATATATAGGGGGGCTATAGTATTATATAACAGAAATTTTTTATGGGATACTATATCCGACCCGTGCACTCGAATTAAACAATCGGGGGTCATAATGTCTAAGTCTCTAGTATAGGGTTAGGGTATCTATGAATTGTCGATAAATCTCTTTAGCGTGTTATCTATTTAGGTATTTATCTATTTACCGACTATCTACCCGACACAGTAATTTCTCAGGGGGCACACAATAATTTCTCAGGAAACTCTCAGGTAGTTATCCTCTCAGGAAACTCTCAGGAAACTCTCAGACTTCTAGGGGTCTTGGGTTATACCTTTCTATTTAGCGTCTATGCGTGTATGCGATTATGGGGTGTGACCTAAATCACAAAGGTTGAGCGTGTGTCGGGCTTGACTTTGGCATGGTGAGCGTGTAGTCTTTGTCTTGTAATCGGATAGGGGAATAACCCCAAAGGGTCACAAAGTACGACACGCCCGACAAGTCGTGAGACTTGACAAAGGCTAGGGGATAGTGTAAAGTTATCTCCAACAAGTGAAAGACCTAACGAGAGTTAGAGCGTCATCACTTGACAAGTCAATAGAGACATGATAGGCTTGACTCGTTACCTAGTAGCAGACCCTCGGGGTTGGGTAACACGACTCTATTGTGTCCGACTTGACAAGTCGCGTAGCGTAGGCTATACTAGGCTCACAACCTAGCGCGACACTAGACCTAGCATGTTGCTAGGCTAAGCATGAGAGAGGATAGACACTTGACCTACAACCCTTACGGGGGTTTAGGTAGTATCGTAGTCACGCCACGCAAGGTTCATGCGTCTGATAGACGCTTGGGCACTATCGGGGCACGACTTACGGACACGCAACATGGTAAAGCCGTACGCATTAAGCGCACACGCACACGCCATGCCGTCACGACCAACCGCCCTAAGGTTGAGCGCGTACTACCTACCCTTGATGAAGCCACACAAGAACGCCTAGCGCGTGAACTTGCACTAGCCGAACGCGAGCAGACCTTTCGCGCCACGCTACCTAGCGTCCACATAGACGCGAACGACTAGAATTACGCCACGCCTAGCGATAGGCTACATAGGTTCACGACCTAGCGTGGCACGACTTGACAAAGCGTCAAGCCCATGATAAGATAGGGGTATCAAGTGGCTAGTGAAAGCGACCCACGCAAGGATAGGTTTTGGACTTGTCCTAAGTGTGGCAAACTTAATCTAGGCTCATGGTGTCCTTGTGAGAGAGGTTAGACATGACACTATCTACAAGTGACATGTTCGCCCTAATGATAGCCTTGCTATCGGTGAACATGGTACTATTGATAGCCTTTCGTAGAGTCTATGTGTTAGAACGTAGACTACGCCGTTACGAGGGGTACTATGACGCACGATAACCTATTGTTAGACCTTACACAACGTGAGGTCGAGGTTATCCGACTTGCACTACGATTGCAAGAGGATACCCATAAGCGCAACGATTTCCCTAGCCTAGTGCTAGAGGTACAAGGCTTGCGCTCAAAGATTGCGGACGCAATTATAGACAACGCGAGAGAATTGACAAAGGCTTAACGCCATGCTATACTACGACTATACAGCGAGAGGGGGTGAGATACATGGAGGATAACGAGACTTTAGCATGCCACACATGCTCTAACAAGATAGAGTCGGGTGATGAGTTAGTCCTCAACGACTACACTTACTGCACCGATTGCGTGTTCAGTTGCCATGAGTGCAACGACATACGCGACACTGAGGACAACATCATTGTCAATGGTGAGTATTGGTGTACAAGTTGCGCTAGTCACTGTGACCGCTGTGAGGACGGCATGCCTAGTGAGAATAGCCACACAGTAGATAACGAGGATTGGTGCGACTATTGCTACGAGAATTACAGTTACTACTGTGAGAATTGTTGCGAGTCGTCATCAGAGAGTACAACCTACGTTGGGGATAACCCATACTGTGAGAGTTGCTTCTCTGATAACTGCTACTACTGTGATGACTGTGATGAGTCATACCACAATGATTACCCTTGCGATTGTCGTGAGAGCGATAGTGTAGAGGGTAAGTGTTGCCGTGGCTACCGCGCAAGCGGTACTATCCACGACTACTCATGCAAGCCAGCACCTATCTTTAAGGGTGTCAGTAAGCGCAAGATGTATCTCGGCTTTGAGCTAGAGACAGAGATGCCACGCGTAGATGAGGGTGCGTACTTTGCTTCTAGTGCCTTGCAAGGTACTGCCTACCTCAAACATGACGGAAGTATTACTAGTGGGTTCGAGATAGTTACTCACCCACATACGCACCAAGAATACCGCGACAATAGTGCAACGCTATGGAATACCATAGAGACACTACGCAAGGACTATGACGCTAGGTCGTGGGATACAGACACATGTGGTCTGCACATACACCTAAGTCGTGACGGATTTAGTAGTGGCGCACACTTGCATAGGTTCATAGCCTTTGTGTACCACAACGCACCACACATGATGAAGTTTGCGGGTCGTAAGTCACGCTTCGCAAGGTTCAATGATGTGTACACCTTTGACGAGTATGACCGCCCCGTATTCTCTATCAAGCACAAGGTCGGCAACCCCGACCGACACAGCACAGAGAGATACTCAGCCGTCAATACGCAGAACAAGAACACCATAGAATTGCGCTTCTTCAGGGGCACAATGAAAACAAGTGGCGTGTTAAGTGCCCTAGACTTAGCACAAGCCATGGTAGAATACACTAGGGAACTACGACTAGATGACGTCAAACTTGGCGCACTATCTTGGGAGTGGTTTGCTGACTATGTAGTGTCCAACAATGGACTCTACCCCGACCTATACTCTAGGTTGGACAAGATACAATCAGTAGACATCAACAACAAGATAACTGCTAACGCTTAGGGAGATGATACTATGTGCTTACTTGTAGTGTGCGAGCCAAACTCCACACCAAACAAAGCAGACTTACACGCTGGTGCGTGTAGTAATCCACACGGATTTGGCTTTGCTATTCATGCTGGTGATAGGATTATCTCAGAGCGTAGCATGTCTGCTAAAAAATCTATTGCACGCTTCTTGGAATTACGCAAGCAATTCCCTGACGGCTACGCCATGTGGCATGCACGATACGCCACACATGGTGTTAAGAACGAACAGAATTGCCACCCCTTCAAGGTTGGTGATGATGAGCGTACTTACTTAGCACACAATGGTGTGCTTGACATAAGTATCGGCAAGTCCGACAAGCGTAGTGATACGCGTGTCTTCGCTGAGGATACACTACCTAGAATTGGTGGCGTGTCCGCACTTGATGACGATAACGTATGGATTATGGCTGAGACTTGGGCTAAGGGTAGCAAGATTGCTATCATTACATGTGACCCAGCAGCACAACACCCTATGTATCTACTCAACGAGTCGGCTGGTTCATGGGACAATGAAGGTATCTGGTGGAGTAACCAAAGTCATAAGCGTACTACCTACCTAGAGCCTGTCAAAGCCATAGATTATACCGACAAACTGTGGGACTACACAGTAGATGTAGACTTAGAAGTCTGCCCCTACTGTGAGTCTGCCACGGATTTGACAGACAACCCGTACTACTGTAACATGTGCAAGTCATGCTTTGATTGTTCAATCATGATAGATGACTGCCTATGTTACACACCGAACAAAGATTGGCAAAGCAAACGAAGCCTTGCCGATTTCCTATACTAACTAGAGAGGTAACAAATGTCTAACGACACAATCCTAAATCTTGCTGAGGAATTACGCATTATCGCAGACGAGATTTCATACAACGCAGTTGATACATCAAGTGACTACCCAAAGCGTGGCACTATCGTGAAAGCACTACCTTCACAGACACGCTTCAAGCCTAAGTCTATGTGGGTATCACTAGGCAACGGCACATACAAGCACCTTACTGGTAGCAAGGGTCTCATCACTACACATGAGAGACTATCAGGCTACACAGAAGTGGTGTTCGAAGCGTAATAACTTCGCCACCTGTCCTGAGCACGACATAAAACTGCTCACTTAACTTTATAGATTGGAGATACTATGACAGAGTTTCTACATGAGGTTGTTGCTCAACGTGAGCGTCAATCATCACCAGTATTCCCTGCACAGTACGCTCCACTCTATCGTGGCGTATACATACCAGCATGTTATAGTAACCTTATCTATAATCTGCCTGAAGTTATACGAAATGTTCAAGATTGGTGGGATACCCCGTCATGGCGACTAGTGCGTGCTATCTTTAGCACTATTGGTTGCGAACATAGGTGGGTATTTGACATTAGTCTAAGTAATACAGTACAATACAAGTATTACTGCATGGATTGTAGGTCAGAACACACACAACAACTAAGAGAGGATAGACAATGAGCACAGTAACAGTACAAGGATTTGAATACAGTAGCGAACAGCCACCTGTTGGATTTGTAACGCTAACCACAGTAGATAGCGACCGCATACTATACGGAGTGTTCGCTAGTATCCAAGAAGCAACAACGTTCGGTAGCAAGCTGGTCAATGCTACTGTCATACCTATCTACCGACCAGTACTACACTAAGGGGAGAACATGAGTTACGAGCCACCACTTGACGACGACATAGCATTAGGGCATGATGATGAAGAAGAACTCGACGAAGAATTCGACGAGATGACAGAGATAGCACTAGAGAGATAGGAGATAGAGTATGCAAGGTCTATGCACAGGTCATGAGAACCCTGACCTATGGTTCAGCGAGTCTATCGACAGCGACGCTGAGAACAATCGCGTCAATGAAAATAGTCCAGAGTACAAGCAACGTATCGCTAACGTAAAGACCGCGCTATCTATCTGTAACGCATGCCCAGCCAAGGCTGAATGCTTTACTGAGGGTATGAAACGAGAGAACTTAGACAATGGTATTTGGGGAGGCACTCTACCTGGTGAGCGTGTCCTACTTGCATCTGTCCCATTAACATGGAACAATCGCAGGTCTATGATTAACTTCGCACACAGAGTAAGGGCAACTACCAAATGAAATCACTAACATTCTTACTGCTCGTAGTAGTAGCTCTGCTATTAACCGACAACTCAAAGACAGCCACGGACACAACAGACAAAGGCGTGCAAGTCATTTGGAGTAAGGCAGATAGCAAGGCATACGCTAGAGATAAACTCAACGAGTGGAAAGATAATCAGGTGTCATGTCTCAACAGATTGTGGGGTAAGGAATCCGCTTGGAATCCTGATGCCTTTAATCCTATCCGTGTAATGGGGAAGCATGCGGGTGGGATTCCACAACTGTTGGGGCTTGACCCTGACACACCAGCACCACGACAGATAGAGCGTGGGCTTGATTACATTTTCTACAGATACGGCACACCATGCGATGCATGGACTCATTGGAAAAGGAATGGTAACTACTAATGGAGGAAGAAACAATTAACTGCACTCGGTGTGAAGAACCAACACCCGAGAGTGAGTTATTGGAACTGCTTTCATGGTGGGTATGTGGTATTTGCTATGATGATTTATAGAGAGGATAGATTATGGCTAAGCATGTAACGGAAATGAAGCCTGATTATACACAGGCTATGGACATACGCGGTGAGCCTACACTAGTGTGCCCATGTGGTTGTGAGATTTGGAATCTCAAGACTATCTTTGATGATGACGGAGAGATTGGTATGTACTTCCTTGACATGGAATGCGCTGAGTGTGGTACACTAGCAACAGCACCAACACCAGAAGGAACGGAGATAGAAGATGACTGAGTTTCTACATCATATAGTTAAGAAGCGCGAGCGCGATGAAGAGTATCGAACATTAATGATAGAGCCACCAACTCTAAGAATACCTAGTGCTCTGCTAGATGCAATCAATCGTGACATGGAAAGACAGTACAGGTACAGAGACCCATGGGCTGGAGAGGAAGAAGCAAATGGCTAGCTATGAATACAAGTGTGAGGTTGACTCAAGCACTATCACAATCAGTAGGGGTATGACCGAACAGGAAATCATACCTTACTGCGACAGTTGTAATGAGCCAATGGTAAGGGTGTACAGTGCACCACCTGTCAAGTTTAATGGCAGTGGATTCTATTCAACAGGAGGATAGCAAATGGTATGTGAAGTATGCGAAGCTGGTGGTTGTTCAGCCTGTGACTTACAGTCTGATGAGCTACAGTTTGCTAGCATGAAAGAGATTGAAGAGTTCTACAATGTAAATGGGGAAGCGTTACATGTTGACCCAGCAGAGTTGGACTTGGAAGGTATGATACAAGAGATGATAGACTCAGAGGTTGACTTCGACAGGGAGTTTGACCCTGATGCAGAGTAGAAAGCGCAGTACTAGTACATTCCGTGCCTTCGCAATCATAGTGGTAACATTCTTTACTGTTCTGACTCTTGCGGTGTACCTAATTCTTGGTATGATGAGTCTTCTGATGGCTCTGTTTCCGTGGGCTCCATGATGTCGTTATCATAGAATGGTTTGAAGCCACCAAGTTTATTGACCAGTCGCTTGACAGCTCTGTTACCTCTCATGCGTGCTGCGTCATCACTACCTAGTGATAAGTAATTGCTTATCTCTTTGTAGTCCATAGACTCTGCATATCGGAAGAAGAGTATCTTTCTATCCTCCTTACTCAACTTCCAGTATGCGGAGTCTATCTCCATCATCATGACAGATAAGTTTCCACCCTCAGAAGGGGCGCTTGGTCGCCCTGGTCTACCCAAGTTTAACTTATGAGTAACACCATACTCACTACGCAACACAGCAGGGAGCAGTGCTTCTACAACATCTGCCTCATAGTAATAGATATCCGACACGTCATATCCGACACTCTTAGCCTTCCATCTCTGACAATAATCTAATGCATGGTTGCGAAGGCTACGATAGATAAGGTTCTTTGCATCCTTGTTACCTATCTTCTCCCACTCAGCCACCTTGTTAGGGTGCTTAGCAAACCACTCATATAAACTCTGCTTGATATCTTCGAGTTCAACCATGTCAAACTTACGATGATATTCAGAGGCTACTGCCGTAATTACATATTCCCAAGGCTCAATTTGTTGCCAGTTCATCTGCCTTTGCTCTCTTGTATAGTCGTGTCGCTGACATTAAATCATCTACTGTAATTAAGAATCCCTTAGACAAATTAGGTGGGATGTTACACGTAATCTCTCTACCAAATTCTTTAACTGCATAACGCAACGCATCTGTTGGGACAATGAGTGTGCTCTCTTCAAGCACGAACGCCCAGTATGCTGCTTCTGTCACACCTAACCCTGATGGTGCCCAGTCCTCAATCTTCTTGAAGAAGCACTCAGTCTCAATGTATAGGTTGTTAGTCTTAGCCCACTTGCGGTCACGCTTTACTTCGACAGTACGTCCACCAGTAAGCAACTCATCTACTAACTGCTCGCCCTTGCGTCCGTATCCAAAGTCTAAATCGAATGAAGATTTGTTAGTCATTGTCCCATTGCTTTCGTAAAACCAGCAACCCAATGATTGCATAGTTAGCCATGTCCTTGAAGGAATCTTCTAAGGATTCGTGCTCAGGGTTTGCACCACTGTCAATCAGGTTATTGATTCGTGCTAACTTATCATGCATACGTACACGCAGACCATTGATTGCACCACCTGGTGCTTGGGAAATATTCTTAGGACCATAGTCCTTATGCTTGCTCAGCAACAACTCAGACAACTCATTGATTGTGTTGCTAAGGTGCACCTCTAGGTGGACTTCGCGTGCAATAGCGGTATTGTTAAAGTTATTTTTAGCTGAGTGTTTTCCTTGTGATACGACTGTATCTTCAATCCCAGTCCTGATACGTATTGGATAATCTGCCATATCTCTTCACTCTCCATCTTCGAGTAGCTGTTTAAGTTCATCATCAATTCCTACCATGCTAGAGCCAACAATCATATCTTCAATAACTTCAAGTACTGTACCTGGGTCTGTCTCTGCGGAGAACAGGGTCATGTACGTGTCCTGTGTTATCGTTCGTATCTGTTCAGGTTGCTCTGCGTAGCGGTACATACAACGTAACAACGAACCAATCATAAGGCGATAGCCGTTAGGCAATACCAATGCTGGGTCGAACTCTTCATCATCTTCAAGTAGATGGTCTGTTGCTTCGAACACATTATCAAAGTGCTGTCCACATTCTGGACAAGGATTAATCTTATTCTTCATTTGTTAATCCCATCTTCTCTTTAATAAATGATGCTCCGTATTTGGTATATGCCGAATTAACATCTTCTCCGTCGCCGAATCCAACAATGGTGACTGGCAACTCTCGAGCCAAACTGTTTGCGAACTCCCTGCCTGGCCCATCACCATCTGCGAATACAAAGATTCGTTCGAAGTCAGCAAGCAATCGTGTGTAGTGTTTCTTCCAACTGTTTGCACCTGGTACTCCAACACAAGGTATGCCAACACAACGAGACATAGTAAGTGTATCGAGTTCACCTTCGCATACTCCAATCCAATCACCTGCTCGTTCAATGTCTAACACATTGTACATCTTAGTATCAGCTCCTACCATACCCATGTACTTAGGTTCAACGGCAGGGTTGAGTGAGCGAAAGCGTATGTCTACAATGCCTGACTTAGTTACATAAGGTATACTAAGCCTGCCAGTATATTGTTCGTGTCCTGGTTCAGGCTCCGCGACTACGCCTAATCGTGCCAACCGCGCTACCTCCAGAGTTATACCTCTGCTTCGAAGGTAGACCTCTGCCTGATAGATGCTTTCCTGGTACTTTTTGGACGCTATGCCCAAGAGTTCCTTCTGCGAATTTTGCTGCCCCACGTATGTCACATCCTTCTTGTTGTGCTATGATTTGTAAACTGTTTCCTTGTACACCGCAGGCAAAGCATACGAATAAGTTCTCGTCTAAGTTTGCCGTTCCACTTTGATGTGAGTCACCATGAAACGGACACTTAAGATTGACTTGCCCATGGTCGCGACGCATACTAGCACCATAGTGTTCTAGTACAGCCTTGATGCTGGGTAAATCATTCACCGAATACATCTCCTAATCGTAATACTAAATATGAATCTGCTATTGACTTTCCTCTAGCCTTGATAAGTAACGCTGGGAGGACGGTGTCACGGTCGATACCCCTTGCTTCCGCATAATGCGTTGCTTCAATCTGTGCTTCTTTCGTCCACCCACTAAGGTCAATGGCGTTGCCTGCACCTGGTGCTTTACATTCGATGATGCCAATGCTTCCAAGGAAGTCTTTGCGGACAACAACGTCGCCCTCATCTCTTGCACCTGTTCGAGCAAGTCGTTCACTATCGTATCCATTTGCTCGAAACCAATCTCTGATGTCGGTTTCAAAGGTTGCACCTCTAGCCTTGTGGCTTTTCCGTGTCGTCATCTACTTCGTATTCCTTTGGTAGTTCGAACTTCTCAATGACTGAACGTAATCTATCTTCGTACTCTTTAGTTAATGCAGCTACTGCATCTTGCCAACCTTCGACATATGCTTCTTGCTTCATAATCTTAAGCGTCTTTTCCATTAGCATTATTCTCCTTAAACATTCTCTGGTATATCATCAATGAACATGTACTCAGGATTGAAAGCAACCCATGTCATGAGTCCTCCTCCTGCGTCAGCTCTACCGTATCTATTCTTAACAGGTGCAACACCCATAGAAGTACCAACAACGCCGAGGGTGCATATAAGAGCAGGAAGTTGAGCAACCTTACCCTGAATAGCGGAGCGCGGTTGACACGGGCTACCTTGGACAGCCTCCGAAGTGTGATGTAGTACAACCACTGCAGCATTAGTAGCCCTCGCAAGATACTTCAACTCCTTCATGATTGCACGCATAGATGCAAACTCTTCGCCACCATCGGTGGCTACATCCATTAAGTTATCTACAACAATCAATGTTGGTGGGCAACCCCATAGTTCTTCGAAGGCTTGCACTTCTTCATCAATATCTTGTAGTGTTGGTGCTGATTCAAACGACCATACAATGTGGCTACCCTTTGCAAGTGTTGCCTTTGTCCAACCATGGTCTGTATTCATCAATGCTTCAACGTCAGTCTGTGACTTACCTGAAATCATTGAGGCTAATCGCATAGCCATCGTGTGTGCATTGGTATCTGCTGAGATGTAAAGTGTTGGAACTTTCATCTTCAGTGCTAAAGCCAGTGCTAGTGTTGACTTTCCGACTCCAGGTGCGGCTGCGAACATCGAAACCTCAGAGCGCCTAATGATAATCTTGTTACTTTCGAATGCCTTAAAGCAACTAGGGAGCGGTTCTCCACCAATACTGGAACGACCAACTGAGCGGACAAGTGTACGCATCCTGATTCATTCCCTTCTGTGTAGAAAGAACGCAGCCACTTCTGTGGTGTGCGTCGGTAGCTGCGTTCTCTCATCAACGTTTTAGTTTACTGGCTTGCACTGGTCGGGTGTCCCCTGTGGGGTTGGGCATGCCCAGAAAGCGTAAGGCTTTCCACTGGCTTTGCTCACTCCCTGTCGGAAGATTCTCGCTCCGTGTATGCACGTCGGACTTGCTGTTCCTGATGGAGTTACCGCGCTTGGTGGAGGTGTAAGTGACGGACCCTGCCCCTGGCTGGGAGCGGAGGACGTGAATTGCGTAGTGCTTGGAGTTGAAGGCGTGGTCCCCAAAGGGGCTGCATTGTAAGCACCTACAACCAATCGTTGTACCGCTGCTACTTGTGTTGAGTAGTCACCAACACCTTCAAGCAACACACTTAGTTCGTCAGCAGTGTTAGCGCGGACGTTAATCATGTCACCAGCAGGTGTCTTGTAACTAACTTGTAGTTTCCATTCTTCCATTTGTTATCCTATCTTCGTTGAGAACTGACAGTGTGCTGTCAATCCACATTTATATTGGCAGTTGTTTGTGTTCGGTAAAAATATTCCAGCCTTACGAGCCTTGTCAAATCCTGCTACAAGGTACTCAAGTTTATCCTCTGTGTACTGCTCGAGGCTAACAAGAGGTGACACACCGTGCTGACGTGCCATCCAATAGGTCCCCCACTTAACATCGATACCAAAGGTCTTTAATATACCGACCTTGTAGAATCCAAGTTGCAGTGTATTGGTTGGTGTTTGCTGAGAGGTTTTCAAGTCGACGATAACCAGTTCGCCATTGACTTCAAACACCCTGTCAAGAATCATCTTGACTGGCACGCCAGCAAATTCAGGTAGCATCGCTAACTCAATGGCTGGTACGCCCTGTGGTGTTTTCCACAGCTTCCAGTTAGGGTTAGCCTTACGCCAATCAATGTACGCCTGTACCCATTGAGGTCCAGTCGCTTGCCAAAAGTTAACATCTTCCTTCTGTGGGTTAGCCTTGGTTGCTCGACCACCAACACGTGCATTGGTCAGGTCCTTGTCACCAAGTTCTTGTGCCCAGGCCTTAGCCCATAATTCATTCTGCATTTTCTAAGTCCCACATTTCTGTCGCTGTATGGAAGGCAGAGCCACCTACTGACCAGACTGATGGTTCCTCAGGAACCTGCATGAGTCGACCAAGGTAGTACTGGTAACCGCAATCGACATAGGTACTGAACGCTGAGTAACTCACGTGTTCAGGTAATTCGTAATCTCCAAGTTGTATCATGAGATAACTATAACACACTCGGACATCGGTGCCACTAGGCATATCCGAGTCGCTTACTTACATGGTCAGATTCTATGTGTATAATTAAATATAATATATAATAATATAAACCCCCGAAGGGGGTTATTATATATATAATATATATACTATAGGAGATACTATGTTAGAAGTTTTCTTTGGAGTATTACTAGCCATCGCTGTACGCGATGTCTACTTAGAACTGATTGAAAGATACAGACAGTACCGATTCAAGAAAGATATGAAGGCATTCCAAGACCTAGTTGAGGACTTCGAAGCCGACGATGATGACATCAAGTAACATTTAGAAACGACAAAAGACCCCCCAACCTAGGGTGATTACCTTAGGAAGGGGGGTTTCTTGTTGCTATGGACCTGCTAGGGCCCTTAAATGGTTACTCTGAGCCTTTGCCGTAGGCAGTCTCTTTAGAGTCTAGAGCCTTTAGGATAGGTGCAGCAAGTGATGCGAGGAATGCTGAACCTAATGCCTTAGGGTCTGTGATTCCTGCGATGTACATTGCTAGCACAGATGCGAAAGCTGCACGTAGGTATGTGCCTGCGATAGCAACTAGTTTCTCTGTATTCATAAGTCCTCCTTAGGACGTAGGATTTGACGCATGGACTTTGCAACAAGTGCAAACTTCAGTCTTATACGTTTTCTTGCTTGGCGATGGTGTGAGTACCGCCTTCACCTGATTGATTACCTTAGGCTGATTAAGCCACCAGAACCAAGGTGAAGTATCATTGCCCGCCCCGTCATTGATTGAAATATGTAGGTGCTTGTTGTGCTTGTTGCTACCTGTGTATTCACGGTCGCCTTCAGCTGCACGTTCCTTTGACCAAATCTTTCCCTTGAAAATCAGGTACTTGACTCGCTTGTCTTCCTTTAACTTCTGGAAGATATCGACGCAGTCGATGCCGTGCTTAGGGTCATGGGTTAAATCTACAGCAAGACCTGTGTTATGGTCGCTGGTTGGATTCTGTGCCTGATGTGCTTTCGACGGCAGAAGTCCATCGGATACTTTCAAACGAGAGGGCGCTATCGCTGTGGCTTGTCGAAGGACAGCAGTAGCGGCAGGTGTGGCTTTCTTGACAACAATTTTCATTCATTCTTCCCTCGCTGTAACATCATTTGGTATAGAATTTCTACTTTTTCTTCCAGTCTAATGACGGAATCTTTAACACTTGAACCACCATTGGGCTTAAGTTCGTTGAGGTAGTGCTTGACTAGCCACTTAACGGCTCCAAGGAATCCACCTATAATTGTAAGTACTGCAACGGCTACCGTTGCGTAGTCTTGTGGTTGCATTAGACTGTCCTAATCGTGATATCAATGACACCACCATAGCCTGTGAAGCCACGGTCTGGAGGTGTGAGGCGGGTGAAAGAGATTTGTTCAATGACAGCCTGACGTGACTCACCTGTGGTTAAGTCTTGCCAAGTTACAACGTCACCATTTTCTTCAATGGATTCTAGCTGGGCAATTCTATCGAAGGCTCTGCCTTCATACCCAACCTGTACGTTGTATCGGTCTGTCTCCACGTCATAGCAATAGACGGGGAATCTCATTACACGTTGGCGAGGCGTAGCGATAGTCGACTTAGCCTGATAGCCTTCCATGATTGGTCCCTTAGTGTTGTCAACACCATCACGGAATAAGAGGAACTTATAAGCCAGATATTCCTGTGCTTCTTGTGGATTAGATGTAGTTACTTCTACTGGCGGGACTGACGCATCGTAAGATACGACATCGTACTCAGTGCCATCTGCTGTAACTGTTTCCAGTGTCATTGAGCCATAGGTATAGTCACCGCGTGCAATAAGACGCTTGAAGTTCTTTGGCTCTAGCGTGTTGTAGCGAATGTAGCCAGTCTGTATGTATCCAGTTGGTAGCAGTTCTGTGTCATCTTGAATGTATGTAGAGCCAGGAGTATTGGCTACTGCTGTCGCTGATGATACTGCAGTCGATGCCACGGTTGAAGTCACCGCGCTAGTGTATGTAAAGGTTGTTGTTGTTGCACTCGTCACAGTCCAAGGACCAGTAGAAGAGTTAAAGTTAGAATCAACTCCCTCTACCCATACAGCATCTCCAGTAGTCAACCCATGGGCTGTAGCGGTTGTTAGTGTTGCAACACCTGATGTCATAACCTTATTGGTAATTGTGCCACCAACAGTTAAACCAGTGGATGCAAATACTAATTGGTCAGTGCCGTTAGCAAATGCGCAAGCAGTAGTGACACGGCCTGTAACTCCACCATAATAGATATCGTTTGCATAAGCAAAGCGCAATGCTTCCAACTGTAGACTTAGGTCAATACGGATAACTCCAGGTTCGCCATCTACGCCAGTTGCACACCATACATAATGGTCACGGCTAGCAAAATCATAGCAAGGCTGGCTTGTCTCTACGATAAGAGGTCCATAAGTAAGTGAACCGTCTTGGTCTGAAACTACTGCAACGCGGATTCCCTTGTTAGTTCCAATAATCATATAACCTAAGTAGTAGTGAATCTTATGTACGATTTCACCTACTGGGAACTCTGCTGCAGTAATTGCAGATGTCAATGTTGGCATAACGCCAGCAGTTGATAGGGTAAACTTGATGATGCTAGACTGGATTCCATTGTAGCCAGATACGTAAATGGCAGGACCAGAAGCAGCAACAGATGTGTACACATGGGTTGTTGATGGGTGTGTGTATACAGGGCTTGGCATCGCTACTGCAGATGCAGCAAACTCATACACCTTGTTATCGGCGCACATAACAATACGCTCTTTTACATACTCCATAGCAGCGTTGTTGATTGTGCCAATCTCATCAAACATCAGTGTAACATCTGCTGTAGATGCAGAAGTGCCAGTCAGTGGCTTCTTGTATACAGTCTTTTTGGTTGATGTGTTAGTAATCCAGTAGGCAAATGTTCCATCGTCGCAGATAGCATATACCGCTGAATCTGTGCCAGCATTGTAGTTAATGAAGTGTGTCTCATTGCCATCGGTATCAATCTTATCAACATCATATTCATCTGCCAATAAAACGCCTGGAGTATCATTCCATCTAATCGAACGTAGGTATTGATTTGGGCGACCATTAGATTTGATTGCTCCAGTTGTAATGTGTCCTACATTAACATTATTAAGTAGCGTTACTTTACCCTGTGTCCATACATCTACACCCTTGCTATCGGCAAAGCGATAGTGGTCAGGTGAGTTAGATGCAGTCTGGGCTGGGTCGTAAAAGGTTATACCGTCTCCACCGTGGAAAGACTGCTGACTACGAATCCACCAACCAGTAAGTGATTGCTCGCCTGGTTCAGTCTGATTGTCGAACTGTTCCTTACGGAACGGTGCAGTCTGTCGGATATAAGGACGTGCATCGCTGATAGCATAAATAAACGGCATACCGCCAATAGCAGTATCGTATGCTACATCAGTGTTCTGCCAGATGGATGTAGTAGAAACTACACCAACATCAACAGCAATTGCCCGCGTTGCACGACCTTCGGTAATATCACGACCAGCCACGTAGACTCCTTAGTTTGGTTGTTCTTTCATTTTCTTTTGAATACTATCCATTGTCCAGTACATACCATAGTAATCATAGTCAAGCGCAAAGCGCTTCATATGCTTTACTAGAGCACCAGTGTGTGCATGTAGTGGGATACCAGCAGCCTTCATCTTGCGGAAGAAGATGATATCTTCACCGATAAACTGGTCATCGGTTCCGCCTGCAGTCTCCATAAATAGGGACTGGTTAGGATGCTTGTCTCGCATAGTGGACACGATAGACCTGTGCATAAGCACTAGCCCAAATCCTGCTGAGTCACACTTGATAACTTCGTTCTGTGGTAGTGGGTGTACATACTGAATCTCATACTCAGATACATCATTAAAGAGTACTGGATATGGCTTCATCAATGTGCCTTCATTCTCCTTAGAGATGAAGTACACGCCACTTACTACAGGACGGTGATGCTTGTCAGCAGTTGCCCATAATTTCTGCATTACTTCTGGTGTTAGAACAATGTCTGAATCTACCCATAGTAGCCAGTCAGTCTTCATATTGTCAGCCCAGTAATCAAATAAAACTTGGCGTTGTCTGCCAATTTGATTACCTTGCACTCTGATGGATGTACTAATTGGCATCTTGTTAGCCCCGCCAGTAATTACTGCAGACATCAGTCCCTCAGTAAATTTACCATCTACCATACCACCATCGCACCAGCCAATGGCTACTGTTTCTTTTGGTTGAATCATTGCGTCCCCGCTTCCGTTACTTAGATAGTGCTGCGATTTCTTCTGGTGTTAGACCAAGTGTTGCTAGTTTAGCCTTAGCAGATTCTTTGGCTGCTTCTTCTGCGGCAACTGCTGCATCTTGTAGTGCCTTCTGTTCTGCTGCTGCAATAACATCAGCCTCACGCTGTGCAATTTCTTCACCAGTCAATGGCACTTCTGCCACTACACCAGTTGAGCAGTCTACGATTATTTTTGTTAGTGTCTCTGACATTAGATTATCTCCTTGATAGTATGTTGTTCGTTATTGCAAATCCAAAGACAAGTTGCCTCATCTAGTACTGCTTCATCGTGGCACTTAGGTGGAATAAATCCATCTAGTGTTGGGTCATATGCGTAGCCAATACCTGCAAAGTTTTTACGGATATTGTTGTTGTAACTTGTTTTAACCCAAGTACCGCCAAGTGCGTTAAAGAAGGCTTCGCCTTCATCTCCATAGTTAGGTCCTACTAGAACACGTAGTACTACGTTGTTGTTATCTACTTCTGCCCAATGACTCATACTGTATACCTCACAATCACAATACCTGAACCTCCGCCTGTGCCGTTTGTGACGCCTTTACCGCAACCGCCACCGCCACCAGTGTTAGCCACTCCGTTAGAAGCATTTGCACCACCACCACCTGAGCCACCTGTTAACCAACCACCACCACCTGCATAGTAATAAGTTCCTGAGACATTTTGACCTGTGCCTGTTACTGACCCCCAAGAAGAGTAAGTTGATGAACCAACACCGCCTGCTCCACCTGCTGCGCCCGATTGACCAACACCACCCGCTCCACCACCGCCGCCAGCAACTGTTGTTCCGTTTCCGTTTGCACCTGCATTACCTTGACCTGCTGTTCCTGCTGAACCAGTGGTGTTGTAATCCATTCCACCACCACCGCCTGAACCGCCAACTTGTGAAGGCTTTGTGTAATAACTTGAACCCGCGCCGCCGCCAACAGAGGCGGTTAAACCTTGAAATGTTGAATCGTTGCCATTTAATGAATCAACGTAACCAGCAGGTGCGGGCGCACCTGCACCAATAGTAATTGTTTTACTGCTTGATATAGATTGACTAGTAAATGCTTGTAATCCTCCAGCACCACCGCCGCCACCGTTGTAATAACCACCTCCACCGCCACCTGCTACTACAAGTACATCACAAGATAAAGCCTCAACAGGAGTAAATGTTCCCGATGAGAGGAATGCGTGGTACCAGTAAGTACCGTCAGTTTCGATTATACTTCCACCTGTTGCTTTAGGTGCAATAGCAGGAGTGGAACCTAGTTTTGCAACGCCATAAAGGTAAAAAGTTGAACGTTCAATAAATCCTACAGCACCAGGTGTTAATTCTATTGAAGTAATTGCTGCAGTATCTGACCATAAAATAGTAGATGCGCTCATATACGTATCGTTTGTTTGGTTCCTTTCGCCTGTGCCGTATGTTGTAATTGTTTTAAAACTTGAACCTGCATAATTTGCAATATATGTTTCGAAAGGTCCAAATATATTTGCTCCAGTAGAGTCACCACTTATGAGAGCAAGTGTAACTGTATTATCGGAATAAACATTACCATCACCAGCGTACATTCTTATACCAGTTAAATTAGAAGTACTACCATTAGGTCGTATTCCAAGTACACCGTAAGTTGCTGCTTGTGTTGTTCTAACAGAACCTTTAATAACTAAGTCTGTATACCCAGTTTGAGGAATGTTAGAAAATACCACAGAAGATGCGCCCGCTGCGCCAACAGTAATCTTTTCTAAAAGAATATAATTATCAGACATAGTTAAGCACTCGCAATTCCGTATAGAGAGAAGGTTGAATTAGTCGCAAAATTGCCACCAAAAGTTGCTATAGATAAACTTGTAATAGCAGATGTTGACCGCCAAAGGTTTACCCAAGCAGCAGTTCTATCACTAGCAGAACCACCTCTTTGTAGTAAAGTTTTAAAAGTAGTAGTATTTGAATAATTCATTATATTTGTAATTAAAGGTGATAAACCAGTAGATGTAAATTCCATTGTATAAGCATTACTAGTATTTGTAACTCTACCGCTTGATGGGTTAGAACTATTTCCTTGCAGATAAGTTCCTGAATAATTTGTACTTGTGTCGCCATTAAAAGTAATTTGACCATTGTTTAATGAAGACGTGTTTTGTGCTGAAACCACTAATACCAAATCAGTATAGGTACTTGGAATAGAACTAAAGGTAACTGAGGCTGCTGCAGACCCAAGAGTCTGTGTTGCTATTGCAACATATGTATTTCCTGCTGGCATAATTAATCTCCCTTAATTCCGTATAAAGCAAATTGTGAATATTGCGCTACACCAGAAGTGTCAAAAGTTATAGATGTAATTGCTGAAGTGTTGTTAAACAACCCAGAATTAAAACCAATTTGACCAGCACCATTTGAGTCAAATCCACCTGTTGCAAGAATTGTTTTAGTTTTAGTTGTGCTTGAATAATCCGCAATATCTACAATCATTGCTCCAAACTTGTTTGCGTAACCTGCATTTCCAGTATCAACAAATCTTGGAAGAACAATGTAATTTTGATTGGCTGATGTTTGATAAGTAGCAGTTGAGCCATCACCCCAGAACCTATGGAAAGCATAAGATGCAGCGGTAACTCCGTTAAGTTGAACTGGTAAAAATGGAGAATCAAAAGATGATGTTCCTTGAACAAGAATACGCAACTGTAAGTGTTTGTAAGTTTGAGGGATAGAACTAAAAGTAATAGTAGACGCACCACCTGTTCCAACTGTTGTTGTAGCAATAGAATCATAAGCACCACTAGGTACAAATGGGGGAACATACGTAGAGTTTCCTGCAAGGAAAGAAGTGTATACAGTTTTTGCTTTCAATCCACCTGCATTAGAAAGTTTGTAGACTGACACTATGCAATCTCCACTCCGCCAATGTGGAAGTTAACTGTTGTTGCAGACGCTAAACCTTTAATTGTTTGCGCAGCGGCAAGAGGTTGCTTTACCTGAACAACCGTTGAGTCATAGGCTCCAACAGTTACATTCTGTGCAAAAACAATATCATTAAAACTTAAAGTAAAATTAGAAGTAGATGATGCAGTATTAGTCACAACAATGTCAGTTACTACAGTTGTAGTTAAGGATGGGACTGTGTATAGAGTAGTGTTTGATGTTGCTGCTGCTGTACGAGCCAGGGTCTTTGATACGGTAGCCATTAGTTACTACGCCTTTCTTAGATTGCGCCCATAAGGACGAGGATATAGTTGTCTTGAATTGAAGTTACGTCAACTACTGCCCAAGAAGCAGTTGTTCCGTCAGTAGTTAAATATTTACCTGAATTGCCAGTTTGACTTGGCACTACATATTGAGTTGAATCTGTAGCAACTAAAGTTTTAGATGATGGAATTGTTGTTCCATTAATACTAGTAGCAGTTGCTACACCTAATGCTGGAGTAACCAGTGTTGGCGTATTAGCAAATACTAATGCACCAGAACCAGTCTCATCAGAAATAACACCAGCCAATTCTGCAGAAGTTGTTGCAGCAAGAACATTTAATTTATCTGTAGTAACTACTAATGTCTTAGATGTTGGTATAGTAGTTGAGTTAATAGTTAATCCAGATACATTTGCATAAGTTGTACCTGATGCAATAGTTGTGCTACCAAGAGTAGGCGCTGTGTAAACAGATGTTGTTGCAATCTGTACCCATACAGTACCTGACCATACATACATAGCATTAAGAACATCGTTCCAGTAAATAGCACCCACAAGAAGTGTATTGCCATCATTGTCTACAGTAGGAGCAGTTGACTTGCTACCAAGGTAACGGTCATCAAAGTTGTCATAAGTTGTAGCAGCAGATGATGCGCTAGTTGCAGCACTAGATGCTGAGGTAGCAGCACTTGAGGCTGAGGTCGCTGCTGCCGTCTGAGACGCTGCAGCAGAAGTAGCCGAAGTAGCAGCAGCGGTTTGACTAGTTAAAGCAGAGGCTGCAGATGTAGCCACGGCAGATACTGATGCAGCAGCAGATGTAGCAGACGTGGCTGCTGCGGTAGCAGAAGCGGCTGCAGAGGTTGCTGAGACAACGGCTGCAGCAGCCTGTGTAGTAGCCGTAGAAGCCGAGTTAGAGGCTGTAGTGGCGCTTGCAGCGGCACTGGTAGCACTTGTAGCAGCAGCCGTAGCCGAGGCTGCAGCGCTGGTAGCAGAAGTTGCCGCCGCGCTAGCAGAGTTACTTGCACTTGTTGCGGCTGAGAGTATACTGGCTACAGAAGCAGCAGCAGTAGTAGCAGAAGCAGCAGCGCTTGTAGCGCTGGTAGCAGCAGCGGTGGCAGAAGCCGCCGCTGATGCAGCAGATGTAGCAGCAGCAGCAACTTGAGCATCTGCAAAATCTTTACGTACTGCATCACTAGCATCTGTTGGTGTTGCAAGATTTGTAATCTTAAAAGCACCAGCATTAAGAGCAGAACCAAGAGTTGCTGTAGTTAATGTCTTATTAGTTAAAGTTTGAGTAGCATCAAGAATTGCTACAGTACCTGATGTATTAGGCAATGTAATTGTGTTGTCTTGAGTTGGCTCTGCTACGGTAAGTGTAGTTTCATGAGCATCTGCAGTTGCACCTTCAAATACAATACTTGCATCTACACCAGCACCAGTAAGAATTGGTGATGTAAGAGTCTTGTTAGTAAGTGTCTGAGTAGCAGTAGTACCAACTACCACACCATCTGATGAACCAAGTCCGTGCATAGCGTGAGTGCCAGTACCATCATTGTAAGCACCAGTTGCTTCAATGTGTAGGTTTGATTCACGAAGGTCACGTCCAATAATCATGTGACGTACTACAGCACCTGATGAGTGGTCTTGTGCTGATGCACCAGACATATCAACAGCGCGAGTTACTGTCAGGTTATTAGAAGACGCAGAGGTAATTTCTACAATTTCTTCAAGGGCTGTATCTGGGTCAATAACAACCACAAAGGTTTGACCAGCAGAGATAGTTGTACCAGCAAGTAACGTAGAAGCGTTAGTTACTGGGATAACAGTAGCACCAGAGGTAACTGCTGATGACAGTGTTGTTTGCTGTGAACGGGAGGTATACTTACGTACTGTCATTTATTCGCCTATCGTGAATAGTGGACGCGGGTAGGGAACTGAAGTTTCTGCTTCAGGGATTCTTCTTCAAGGCGTTGTAAATACAACGTCTGTAAGTTTCTTGTTACTGTGGTGCCTGTGCCATATGGACGCTTGGTGTCAAGTTCATCTGATGCTGGTGTAGTAATAGAGTTACGTGCTGGGTCAAGGTATGAGGATAAACGCCATGCAGCGCCATATATAATTACATCTCTCATTGAAGATGGTAGTCCCGATACAGTCTCAAAATCATCTGAATCATTTTCTAATGCAACTGGCATGTGTGAGTAAACAATATTTATAGTACGACCTGGAAGTACGTTGTCATAGATTGATACAGTTCTGCCTGTAGGAAATGCTGATGGATAAGCAATAGGGTCCCAACGCCATTGACGAACTGGTAACCATTCCTTTGTTGGTCCTACTGATTGCCATGCCATTGAAAGAATTTGAATTGCTTCTTGTGGTACTGCGTATGTTGTGCGGCTAGCCAAAAATGTTACGCCTGTATATCCAGTTGCAAATACCTTTGGGTATACTGCACCAATTGTATCGTTGACTGCACGCTTAACCACTTGACGTGGAAAGGTAGGGGTAATAACTACTTTTGTGTTAGTAGCGTGAGCAGTAGGAGTAGTGCCATTGTATCCGCGACCAAAAGGAGCGATAGTAACAGTATTTGCTTGACGGTCATAAGAATCTACCCACATCATTTCATTGTCAATTTCAATAATGCCTTTGGCAATATTGTCGGTGGTAGCAACATTGAGTACTAGGTCTGAACTGGTAGCAGCAGATACTAGGTAAGTTACTCTGTCTTGACGGTACGTAAAACCTGCAAGGTCTATCTGTACATCATCAATTAAATTGTCTAGTGTTGTCATTAGGAAGCAACCGTTCTTAGTGCGGTAACAATTTCAATGTATTTGGCTGGGTCTGTAATACCAGCAATTTCGCATGCAGCAGCGTTGTTGCCCTTGTATGCCGTGTATGCACGATTAGGGTCAGACTTAAGATTAAGAGCAGATGCTAGAGGTGTACCTGCTGGTGTTCCAACCCAGTCGTTAACCGCTCCGTCTTCATCTTTGTATTCTGTAAGCGGTGGATACTCCCCGCCATTAGCAAGGCGATTGAGTTCGTCACGAAGTGTAGACCCAGGAAAACCATACAGGGTATAACTAGTACCATTGTAAGTTGCAGTTCCATATACTGTCATTATCTACCTTATCTGTATTTTGCTGTTTTTTTAGCAATAGGCTTAGGTTGTTTTACAAACTGTTTGCCCTTTGCATTACCTGAAGCCTTGGCTTTATTAGTTGCTGCTTTTTCTGCAGCAGTCAAAGAACTCCATGCTTTTTCTGGCAAATATCTTTTCTTGCCTTTAGATGGTTTGCCATCAGAAGTCTTCCATTTTTGTGCAGTCCACTTTTTAAGTGACTCTTGTGATTTGGCTAGTGCCATTACTTGTAGCCTCCGCCTGCTTTTTTGTATTGAGTAGCAAGCAACTGAGCCTTACGAGCAGACCACTCACCAGGGTCTCCACCCTTAGAGCCAGCCTTGATTTTCTTAAACAAAGAAGCACGCATAGCGGGCTTTGTGTAATTACCAGCAGAGTTAACTGTGGATTTTTTCTTTGCTACCATTTGACTCTATCCGCCCAGTATGCAGCCGACATCTTGCCCTTAGCAATGTTCTTAGCATGACGGGCTTTAAATGAAGCCTGTCGCTTACTTGGCTGACGGTCACCAGTAACGCCCTGTTGACCAAAGCGAATAGTCTTGACCGTACTACCTTCTTTAGCCACAACTACGTGGCTTTTCTTTGGGTGGTTTGGTGTGCGCTTAGGCTTATTAAAACCTGACACTCCTGCTCGCTTTAGTCTAGGGTCTGTCATTACTTAACCTTCTTCAGATTCGGATTCTTTTTCTTTGCTGCTGGGCTTGCCTTGCGTGTAGAGGATGCGAGGATTGCACCAGCAGACTTCATTGATACACCGCTCTTCTTTGCGATGCTCTTTTGTGCGGCTTTGAAGCCCATGCCCTTTGCCATTGTTATCCTTTATAAACGTCTTTGCCATATTTGTTCTGCAAGATTTTAAGCATTGCCCTATCTTGCGGAGTCATCTTTGGCTTTAGTTTGTTTACATCAAATGTCTTAGCAACTGAACCTTTTGCAACTGCTTTCTTAGCGGTAGCCATTACGGTCTGCGTCCGCCTTCAGGCTGTGTGTACACACCCTTGATAACCTGTGCAGGTCCGTTAGGTGTACCCTTGCCTGAGCGTGGTGCTGACATAGGTGCTACTGCTGGACCTACTCCGCCCATAAACTGAGCCTTGTTTACAGATGATGTATCTGTTGCAGCCTTACGTACCTTTGCAGGAATAACAAGACCTGCTGCTGTCTCATTTGATTTCATGTATTCGTTAGCCATTGTTACTTTCCTTTTCCGTATGGTGCTGGAACATTCCAACCCTTAATGACACTTGCATCTGAGCGATGAAGTTCTTGTCCACCAATTGATGAACCCTGTGTGTAGCCAGGGATTGCTCCTGCTGCTGGCTTTGTACTGTTACGCACTGGTGCGTCAATAGTTACTGCTGTATCCTTACATCCACATGCTGTGCACATAATTACTTACCCTTCTTTGCCATAATACGCTTGCGAAGAGCCATGTCCATACGCATGTCTGCTTTAGCGGTAGGTCGCTTAGCATCCATCTTTTTGTCAGCCTTCTTGAAGGCGGACTTCTGCGCTGGCTTCATGCCCTTCATCATCTTTGCATCTTGCTTCATGTCTTTTTTCATTGACATTGAGGCTGCCTTCTTTTTTGCTGCCATTAGATTTGACCTATCTCTTTCATTACTGCTACGGTTTCTTTAGTTACATCTTTGGCTTTAGGCATCTTTTCGGCATTGTAAGGTTTGTTTAAAACCGCTGATGCATCTAATGCCTTTTCTATAGCCTTGCGAGAAGTGCCTTCAGGTTGTACCCCTTGTGCTCTAGCCTCTTTATAGAAAGCCAACTCTTTGTCCCATTTTTTCTGAGTAGTACCGCTAGCAACAATGTTGCCTGCTGCATCTCCTGTTGCTAGTTGCAAACCTTTAGCCTTGCAACCAAAACAATCATCATCACACTGAGTGTGGTCAATTGAAATTTCTTCATACTCAAATGGTTTATCTGATGTTATGTCGCACAACACGCAACCCCATAGGGCTACTTCAAAGTTGTGGTCTGCACTGAATCCCCATTCAAGCACCTTGCTAATATGCTGATGCTCCATTATTCCGTCCTTACGTATGCCCCGTACCCTTGTGCTACCAAGGAATCATATGTACCTAAATCAATTTCATATTCACTACCGCCAAGATAAAACTTGTCGGCTTCTCTTATGATGTCTTCAGTAGGGAATCTAATCTCAGACCAAACGCCGTTGTTGCGCATAAGACTGATGCCTCGTGTCAAGCGATAGCGGATAAACAAACGTCCACCGCCTGCTGGACCGTATTCCTCCGTAGGAGGATTTAAGTAATACTTAGTCATTAGTCTCCTTAGTTGACTTACTACAAAGCAGGGACATTGCTGCCCCTGCTCTGTCGTCAGTTAACTATTGCTTACACAAAGTCAATTGATGAAGAAGTCTCAACGCGGTAAAGCGCCTCTTCACGGTAGATAGCGTGACCAAGTACGCCGTACCATCCGAGTGGACGGTGACGCATCAACTTGTCAACGACAGGTCCGATTACAACGTGTGGCTCTTCGGCAACTGCCTCAGCCAATGCCTGCTGTCCTGCGAAGTAGGTATTGAATACCTTTGTCTCAGGTGTAACAGTGATTGTTGTAGTCGATGTGACTGCAGCAGAGAATGGTGTATCAACAGTAACTGTTGATGTTGAACCATCTGTTGTAATAGATACGATAAGAGAACCAGACGCAATGCCTGTTCCTGAAATCTTATCTCCTGGCTGTGCAGATGTAGCGATAGCAGAAGAAGAAGCAATACCAAATGATGTTGCTGCTGATGCTGCTGCTACAGTTACTGCTGTAGTTGCAAGTGCTGTGCGGTCTGCACCTAACTTGTCTGAGTACAGACGTGGTGACTCTACATAGAAAGCACCTTCGTATGTACCAATTTCGCCTGCCCAGATAGCATCATTTGACTGATACTCGTGTGGCTGACGCCATGAACCTACGCCTGTTTCGGCGCGAAGGTCATGTGAAACTTCTGGGTGGATACCAGCCCAGTATAGTGAACCCTTGCGAGGGATAGCCTTTTCAGAACGCAACTTTGCAGTTGCCTTACGTGCAAGTGCTGAAGTAAATACATCAGATGATGTAATTGTTCCGCGAGATGTAGCAGTTCCGCCACGAAGTACGTTTGTTCCAGCGCGTAGCACTGTCTGAGCAACTTCGTCAATTGAGTCTGCCATGTTGAACGCAATAATGTTAGCGATTGCTGGGTCTACATCAGCAAGGCTGAATAGTTCCAACGCACGTGTTACAAGTACTGCGTTACCATACTCTGCAAGAGTAATTGTTGTGTAGGTTGGTGTTGCCAACGCTACTGCATCTGGGTCAACTGTTTCTGTGAGTGTTGCTGTCTTCTTTGTCAAGTCAACATAACGCTGCAAAACAACTGATGAACCAGGGATGCTTTGACGTGCAGGTGTCTTATCGGCAACTGAACGGATTAGTGGTTGTGCACGGAGTGCGAACTCGACAAGACGGTCATACGCCTTTTGTACGAGACCAGCACCACCAACGGTACCTCCAAGCGAGTTGGAGCCTGTGGTTGTATATGCATTAGCCATTTATTGCACCTCCTTATGAGGGTATTAGATTCGGTTGTTGTTAATTAATTTTGCCTGAATAAATCATGGCAAGTAGTTCTTCTTCCGAAGCGTTGTCTACTTGGTATGCCAGATTTTGGTCGGCATCAGGCGTCATCGCCTGCTGTGTTACCATGTCCTGCTGACGCAATGCAGCACGGTCAAGGGTGTTTGCAGGCTGTTCCTGCTGCACTTGTAGCCCAAAGACATCAGCGTTATCATCAAGCCAGTTAGAAACTGTCTCTTCTGTGAAGTCGCCTTCAATCTCTCGTGCTACTAATCGTGCCGCTTTAGGACTTACGCCTTTTGTTTCTAGGACTTTCTTGATAACCGCTTCACGTTGCGCTTTTGTGAATGTCTCAAGTTGCTCGGTTAACTCCTTGATACGCTTTTCATCCGCACGCTTAGCCTTGCGCAATTGTTTCATTGCACCTTCATCAGTGTTTGGAGTTGTATCGATGTCGTCTTCGTCTTCGTCCCAGTAGTTGTTGCTCATAGCAACCGTTCTCCCATCTCATTAGTTGAATCGCAGACCACAGGTTCGGCATTGGGGAATACCGTCTGGCTTCTGCTACCAGTCTTATACGCAGGCGGGGCTGGTGGGTCCGCTCTGGATTCTATTTTTTAGAGTAAGCCTTGTGTACTTCTTGTTAGGCTTGACTGTCCTGTACCAGAACTGCCGCTAAAAGCGGCACGTTCCATAGAGGCTAAGCGCTTACGCTTAGTTGCTGCATCTTGATTACCCTTAAATACTTCGGCTTCACCCTCAGCCTGTGCGTATTTAACGCCAGCCTGATTGTAAATATCACCAAGTTTTGTAGCAGTTGGCAATATGCCAGCAATAGTTGAGTAACCCTCACGGGCTTCTTTCTGGTCTACACCGTATTTAGCAAGGTCAGTTGCTGTTCCTACATTTGTAGCAAGACCCATACCTGTAGCAGCAGCACCAATTTCAGATGCCGTTACCTTTTCCTGCAACTTAGGCAAGTTTTCCTTTGGATTAAGGAAGTAACCAATTAGGTCAGCATCAGTAATCTCAGGATAAAAAGCCTTAAGTGTTGACTTAATTGATGCATCTGCATTTTGTACACGGGTAACAACTGTGTCTACGCGGTCCTTAAACTCATCGGCAGATATGTCTCCTGCAATATAGTCAGCAAACTTTTTGTAATTGTCGTCACGATTAAGGCTAACCATGTTACCTAAACCATATGCTTTAAGTGTTGAAGCGTATGAGTTTTCAAGACCAATATATGCAGCCTCAGAAATAGCATTAAGACCATTCTTTACGCGAGCAAAGTTACCAGCAAAACGCTTAGCATAAGCGCCACTAGGGTTAGTCTTTAACTTAATCAAAGCCTCACCTGCTGTAAGTCCTTGTGCCATGTAATCAGAAATTTCACCTGCTAAACTTTCAAGCCCATATGATGCAAACAAGTCTTTAAGAGCAGCAAACGCATCACGAGTAGCATCGCTAATTTCTTTCTTTTCTGGTTCTACAATCTTTTTTTCTTCTATAATCTTTTTTTCTTCAATAGGACTAGGACTTCCAAGGTCTTCACCTGTTGGAGATTTTGTAGTAATTTTTCCAGTAAGCGGGTCAACAGTAGACTTAATACCAAGACTGCCATAAGATTCGTTAATGCTTGCAGATACACCAGCAGCAGATTTACGTGTGTCAATTTGTGCTTGAGTTAATCCAGTACCAGGAACAATAGCCGTTGTATATGGGTCAAGGTCTGCAGTCCAACTAGCCTTAGATGCGGCAGCAGCCGCACGAGCAGCAGGAGACATAGCAGCAATTTTTGTTTCCATTGTGGCTGCGCTTGCTGCAGCAGCACGCATACCCGCAGCCTTTGTTCTTTCATCAACAATTACTGGAGTAGGTTTAACGATACCTGTATCTTTATCTTTACGCGCCATTAGCCCATGAATCCAAACGACTTAAGTATGGTGTTAGCAAAGTCAGAAGCAATATCTCGTGCTTCATCTGTCTGACGCCATAGTGGGTTTGCTTGCATCTGTCTTGCGAACTCTGCGGTGCTCATAAGACCACCGTCTTTAGTTAATGCTGCTTTAACATCTTTATCATTAAACGCATCTGTTACAGGTATACCTAGTTTCTTAGCCTTAATTAAAGCGTACTGGTCTGCAATGTCCTTAACATTTCCACCATCTCTGATGTGGTCTTTAAGGTTTCCGTACATAGTCATAGCGTTAAGACGCATACGTTCTGTTTGCTTTTTAATTGAATCCTTTTCAGGACCGCCATCAATGACATATTTAAGTGCTTCGCCAGCAGATATTGGCTGTCCGTATTCGGCACTAGCCTTTTGCAGTGCACCAATCTGAATAGCAACTTGGCTGCCCTTAGCAGCCTTAAGTAGTTCACCTGCATCTGTGCCCTTTAGGGCATTAATAACAATAGCGTTCTTAGCGTTAAGGCGTTCTTCTTGTGTAACAAACTCGCCTGTGCGTGTAGTGTTTGTAATCTTTCCAGTTGCATCTCGCACGTCAACCGTCTTAACTGCTGATGCTTTCTCACGCTTGTTAATGTCTGCATAGTAAGCGGCTTTTTCTTCTTGAGTTGCTTCTCTACCTACAGCATCAATCATGTAATCATTGATTTCTCTGTATGCATCGCCAACAGTAGTTAGGTCAAGGTCTGTATCTTTCCAGGTACCAGCCTTGCTGGTTTCTCCTGTACCTGAACCACCACTTGCCTTAGCAAACCATGCATCAATTAATGGTGCTTCTTTAGCACCAGCATATTTAACAGCACTAACTGCATCTCGGGTGTAATCACCCAACATGTCATCAAGACCACGAATCCAGTCATCGCTTTTTGCTTGTGATGCAGAAATGTAATTTCTAGAACGCAACTGTTGCTTTAGTTTGTCTAATGCACCTGGTGCTGAGTAGTTTTTAAGAAATGCGTCACGAGCAGTGGCTACGCTTTTATACTCTTGCAGAGTAGATGTACCATCTGCATTTTTTACGCTAATAAAAAACGAACGAGTTCCACCTTTTCCAACAACTGAACCATCACTGTTAATTGTGTAGTCTTTAAACTTGTTATTTGCTACTTCTTCTAACCCATCTTTTTTGACAACGGTTTCGTTATCTGGAGCAGGTGGTTTAATACCAGCAGCCTTATCTTTAGCAGCCTTAAGTGCCGCTTCAGCGGCAGCCTGAGCAGCCTTATCACCAGCATTTTTAGCAGCCTGTACTTGAAACTCAAGTTGAGGAATGTCAGCCTTTGCTGAAGTCTTTTCTTTTGCGGCAGTCTTATCTGCTTTTTCATTCTTTGCAGCAGTATCAATTTCCTGCTTGCGCTTAATGCGCTCATCTTCTGCTGCCGTAAAAGCAGCCTTAGCAGCATCATACTTAGCCTTAAGTTCTGTGTGTTTAGGAGTACCAGGCTTAGCCTTGTTTAATTCCGCAAGATAACCTTTAGCCTTATTACTTGCTGCTAATGCTCTATTATAGGCGCTAACGTACTTAGCATCATCTGAATACTTAGCCATTACTTTAACTCCTTATAAGCATAGTATGAATCACGTGAATAGAAATTAAGAATTGACCTAAAGATTGCTCGGTTTGCTTCTGTTACATACAGGTCGCCTAGCATTAATTCATTCAAGTCAGCCTCAATCTGTGCCTTGCGTGCAGCCTTTAACTGTGGTGCATTGTTAACATTCTTTAGTTCTGGGTCAGTAGAGAACGCAATAAACTCACGAATCATTTTGATGGCTAGTGCCATACGCTGACGTGTTGCTGCATTAATCTTTACATCAGGGTTGCTAATCATTTGCTCTACGCTATTCATTAGCACTTGCTCATTACCAATGGTATTACCCTCACCAATAAGCGCTGAGTTAAGCAATGGATTGTTAGCCTTAAGTGCAGCACGCTGCTGCGTTGCCGCTTTAATAACATTAGCACGCAGTTGTGGGTCTGACATTTCCGCTAGGATTTCTTTTTCCTGACGTGCAATGTCATAATACTTCTGCTTGTCTTCTGCTGTCTGCAAATCCTTGTAATACTTTTCAAGGCTTTTGCTTTTAACAAGTCCTGCTGATTGAATCCAATTATATGTAGCAGCATTAAAGTCACCAATTTGCGGTGCAAAAATGTAGGCTGCTTCGCCATACTGCTCTACTAATTTGGCATTTCTAATGCCCCAGTCCTTTAACTTATCTGTGTTCTTAATAAGAACTCTGGTCTGCTTGTCTTCACGAGACACTGTGTAGATAAGTTTGCCTGGGTTTTTGCCAATGTATGTAGCCAATGCAGCCTCATATGGGTCTGCAATGTCACCCTGATTAGCAGCAGTAATTCCATTAAGAATATCAAAGAACTCTGAACGCAGGCTAGTAATACCTGTTTCCTTAATATAGTCAGGAACGCCTACGGTTTCCATAGTTGTAGGAGCAACTGGTGAGAATAGTCCTAAGAAGTGACGCATAAACAACACGTTGTGTGCTGAGATGCGAATGTTATCTAGGTACTTAGCCTTCTCTAAATCGCTAGCATTAGGGTCAATACCTATGCCATTTGCTGCATTATAAGCAACCGCTTGCATAGCAGCAGTCGTCTGTTGACGAGACTTTTCATCAATACCAAGTCCTGCCCATACACGCTGCAATGAAGCAGGTACTACAGCACGGAAAACATCTACGTTATCGCCGATGCTACCTAGCGCAAATGTATCAATGCTCTCACCTAACTGCTGTGCATATGGCTGTATCTGACCACCAACAAATGGAATCTTGCCTGGTACTGTACCCAATAAGTTCTTTACAGCAATAACACCTAGTCCTGCAATAGGACCAGATAGTGTAGGAAGACCTGCATCTTGTGAGAATGATGGGTTAACCATACGGAGTTTAAATGTAAACTCGTTAAACAATGGCTGGCTGTATCCTAAGTTACCTGTTAGTGCGCGGAACGCACCATCAGTTGCCTTAAAGATTACGTTGTCCATAGGCATTACTACATATGGCTCGCCATTCTGGTCTTCAAAAACAGCACCGCTAGCCTCAAGACCTACGTTAGATAAACGCAAACGATATAGCGTACGTGGTGCAACATCCTTCAAGCGGTAAAGACGGCGATAGAAGTCTTCAGTTGCACGGTAGTAACGACCTACAGTACGTAGACTAAATGAAAAGTTAGAACGAATCTTAGGGTTATCAGCAAACTTAAGGATAGTATCTGCTGCCTCACGCACTGCTAATTCAGTAAATCGTTTTTCTGCAATTGCTCTATACTTTTCAGTAACAGCGTCAATCTGCTTTTGTGTAGCCCCAGCAAAAGGACCCATTTCATTCTTTACTTGTTGGCGTACAAACTCACGCTCAATGCCTGCATACTTTTTACGAAGTTGAGCATATGTAACCATGATTGCTGGCTGACGAAAGATACCAGTTACCTGCTTATCCATCATATCCATCATAGTATTACCGTAACGTCTGAATACAGACTCAATATCAAAGTCACCAAATGCTAATTCAGTATTAATGGGTCCGCTAATGCGGAAACCCTTGCTAGCATCTTGGAACTCATCTAGCGGAATACGAGCAACTGCTTCATTCCATGAAGGAACACGACCACTATCAGTAGCCATCTTTTGTAGTTGACGATAACTGTCTTTAACTACACCAAGCAGTGTCTCATTAAACTTGTTTGCATCGCCATGAAAAGTCTCATACATATCACTAAACATGCGGAACAACTGACCACGTACAATTTGTTCATCATCTAAACCTTTAGCACGGGCTTGTACTGTGTACATGGAGCGTTCAAGAAACGCTCTAACAGCCTTCTCATCTTTAATAACCCAAGTCTTAGTTAAGTCGCTAAACTCAAAACCAACCTTAGTCATACCAGCATCTAATGCTAGTTCCATCATTTCTTTACCAGTGCGAGGGTCAATCTCACCTGGCTTAAGTGCATTGTATCTAAAAAATATATCTGCTGGGTTAAGCGTACGTTCATCTGTTAACTTAGCCTTGTTACCAGCAAGCATCTTAAACCATTTTTCAAAATGCGCTAGCGCTGCTTCTTGTTCTGACAGCATACCAGTGTCAATGGTACGTGTGCCCTTGCCCATTTTAATACCAAGTTGCTCAAAAGCCATGTCAAGCATAGATGGCGTAATAACTGATGCAGCAACTTCATCGCCATAGCGACCAGAAATACCGCTAGCAGCAACTAATGAAGAAGCCATAGAGTTTAGGGCATCAGGTGAGTGAATAAATGCCTGCATTAAATAACCAGCAGATTCAGGGTCAACGTAACGACCATACATTTGAGACACATGTTCAGAAATAGCCTGACGCTTTTCTAAACTAGACAACATTACTGGGTCAACACCCAACTCAAGAGCCTTAGCCTCAAGAATATTCTGACGGTCTAGCAATGTTAATGCTTCTTCGTGTGAATAACGTGGCTGTTTGCCAATACGCATTGGTCTATCAGACTTAGGTATAAAACTTAAAGCCTTTTGAATGCCTTCACGAATTGGACCTGTAGCAGACTTAGAACCTGTAGAGGCACGAGACATATTTCCTAAACGCAAACCTTCAAGAGATGCAAAATGACGCAAATCTTTATTAGGTGCAGACAACAAATACATTGTTGCTTCATCAATTGCAGAACGCACACCTAAACGTGGGAACAAAGTTAAGATAGACCAAGCATCAACTAATTTTTTTGAGAAATTACCCTGTGTTGCACCACCAAGTGCATTAACAATATTTTTCTTTGACTTAATTTCCCATACAGTTGAACCAATTATGTCATAAGGTAGTGGACCAACAGCCCAAGTTGACTGGTATGGCTGAATTGGACCTTCTGTGTTAACAAAAAATCCAGTTTCGGACTCACGTACAGAGTTTGCTGGTGCAAACTTAGCATGGTCTGGGTTAATTGCTAGGTCTCTTTTAGTTGCAAAGCCTGCTTTGTCACCATACTTGTCTTGAAGTGTTTTAATAATTAAATCTTCACCCTTAACGCTACCACCAAGACCCATTGAGTACATGGTTGCAGCATCTAAGTTACGCAAAATAACAATTTGCTCATCAGCAGTTGACTCAAGGAATCGTACAGTTAATGCTTGAGCCATTTCTTTAGGAAGAATCTGACGTGCACGTGCTGTAAAATTAGCAGCAGTATCAACAGCATTAACACCAATGCGTACTTCTAGCCCTTGTGGAGAACGAGCAGCCATCTGCCCAATTCTTTTCCAACCTTTAATTTCTTCATTAGCCTTTAACACAACAGACATGTCAGCATTAGGATTAATTAAACGCTGTAAAGCATCTTCAGTATTAAGTAATGCTGCTGTAATAGGTGTTAACGCTTCATCGCGTTCCTTACCTGTACGGCTCATGTTGTTAAATAAATTATCAAGTGAGCGTGTAATTGCATCAGACATCAAACGATTTGTGCGAGCAACTGCTACGCCATTACGCATGTAGGTTACACCATCAACACGACCAGCAAGCAATAAATTTAAATTGCCAGCATCTTCGAAAAACTTTTGTGCTGTGCCAGCATCAAATACTTTGGCTTCGCTAAGTGTTTTAATAGCATTAGGGTCATTGTATCCTGGAAAGTTTTTAGCAATGTTATCAATTGCTAGTGATTTGTCACCTGGATTCTTAGCCTCTGCAACTCTTTTAATTGCAGGACCAATACCTTTTTCCCATAGTTCAAATACTAATGGATTTTTAAATGTAGTTTCAACAGCCTTTTCAATTGGAACGCCGTTGTTAATTGCTTCAGTAAGTGAGTTAGCAATACGCTCACCCTTAGTAACACCCTTGCTTAATCCACCTGTCATCCAAGTAAGCGGGTCTACTGCAATCTGATAAATAAAATCAATAACACCAGAAATATTTTTAGTGCTTCCGCTAACACCACTTGAAGGTGGCTTGCGGTCAAGCATACGAGCAATATCTCGACCAGGTGAAACCTGTGCATACTTAACACCATCTAGAACCTGCTTAAAAGCATCAGGGTCATCGTAGGCTTTTTTAATTGAGTTAAGTAGGTTAGGGTCTACTCTGCCGTAATCTTGAACAATTTCACCAGGAGTCTTACCAGCAAGTAATCCTTTTGCTACCTCAACATCAAACTTACCAAAGTAGTTTGTTGCTTCTGTTAGTGCACCTTGGTCATACTGGTTCTTACCATCCCATGCATCAGTCCAAGTTTTAGCAGCAAATAAATCTGCACCCTGTGAAACTTGACGAGCAACCTTATAAGGAGCATTAATTAAACGGTTATATTGTCCACCTAGTTTAAATAAACCAATAAGCGGTGAAGCCGCAATCTTAGCAGCACCTTTAACTACACCCATAACGCGGTCAGCAGCATCAGGTGCTTCCTGCATGTACTCCGCATCTTTGTACATAAATCTTAATTGGTCTTGAATACCTGGGTCTAAACGGTCAAACTCTTTGCGTGCACCCTCAGTGCCAAGTTTAGCAAGTTCACGATGCTTCTTAATCGTGTAACTCATTTGTTCTACTTGGTTTTTTTCTACGCCAGATAAACCCGCAGATTTAGCAGCAGCATAAAGGTTAGGTGAAACTTCAGCAACAACAGGTTTGATATACTGAGGCATTAGTACCCGTTATCAAGTAGTTGTCTATAGATTAATTCTGCATCGCCTGATGGGTCGTACTGTGCAAGACGCTTTAATGTATCAGTTAGTGTTGGTGCATAGTTAGGCATACCTGCCATTAACTCTGAACCGCCACCGTCTCCAATATCAATACCAGCAGTTACTGGTTGATTAGGACGCTCTGTTGGAGCGTCTAGTGGCGTAAACTTAAAGTCAGGAAATCCTGCACCAGCAAGCGGTGCGCTGCTTTGTTGCGCAGCAATTTCTCCGCCTTCACCGTAGTTAAATCCTGTGTATCGTTGTTGTGGTTGTGTCATACCTTCTGTTGCTCCACCATCTGTGCGCTGTGAAAGTGCACCAGGACCTGATACAGGTGCTGGGTTGTTAGGCTGACGGTATCCGCCTCTTGGCATTATTCGTCCTCCTCATCTTCAATATGTTCAATAATGTCTTTTACTTTGACTCCGTTAACCCAGTCAGGGTATGAGTCCTTGTTTGTTAATAACCAATATGCCATGTCTTCGCTGAAACCAGCACGCTTTAAAGAGCGGTAGTATTCATTTAACCAAATGCAATATTGGTCTAACTTGGAATAACTTTCATCAGCAACTGTTTGTACTTTTCTCTTACGAGGTGTTGCCATGGTTTACTCCTTAGACTGCTCGTTCTCTAGTTGTCCGTACTGCGCTACGTCCCTGACCTTCGCCAGTCATAGTGCTAAGAATTGATTGTAAGTCTGGTCGCCCTTGTGGTACTGGAGCGCCTCCTGCTGGAGCGGAACCAGGAGCAGCGGGGACAGGTTGCTCAGACTGTGCCTCTGCGCCAGCAGGAGGATTCTCAGGTTTAAACACTTCCTCAATGGCATCTTCAATAGACTTGCCAGCCTTGCGTGCCTTAATCACTTCTGACATCTGGCGTACTAGTGCTGATGGGTCTTGTCCCTGCATAGCCATTTGAGGAATTGCTTGTGCCATAGATGCTAATGAACCAACCAATGCGTCACGCATCTTTTCAATTTCAATTTTCTCTTGTTCAAGAGTCACGTTGACGCCGAATGGTAGTTCACGCATAGCCATGTCCTTGGAGATAAGTCCCCCTCCAAGTGCCTGCAACATAAAGATAAGTCCCTGTGCTGGATTCAATCCAGCCAACATTCCGTATCTTACATCTGCAGAATAATCTTTTTTAATATCCTTTGAAGGAATATAAGTTAAAGCAAACGGTGAACCAGCATCAATACCACGAATTGTTTTTTCTTCGTTAAATAATGCTTCATCTACCTCAAAGCAAAGCGCAATAACATCACGCAGTGCTGCTGAGAAGATAGCCTGTGCTGATTTAACTTGTGTATCAAATGCACCAAGTAGAGCCTGTACACCCTGTCCAGTGACAATTGAAGCATCAATGTTACCCGTACGAGATTCAGGGTAACGCGCTCCAACGCGCAGTTCTTGGTTAAGTACCTGCTGTGTTGTAAATGCACCCTGTGGGAGCGTAAGTTCAACACGGCGTACACCTGCTGGGTTTGCTGTACGAATAACAGCATCTCCACCAAGTTGTAGTTCTTGTACATCCTGTGGCAAAACAATTGGTGCTTGTACTGACTTCTCTGCTGCTTCCATTGCAAGTAATGCAAAACGGTTGCGAAGTAACTGAATACCAAGTACATCATCAAACTGCCCACGCAATTCACCATCTGGTGAAGGGCGGCGTGCAATGATTACGTTCATCTTCTTCATAGGATTAGATGCATGCGACAATAACATATTGTTGCGTGATGGTAAATAAAGAACTGTTTGGTCTTTATCGTAATAACGAATCATTTCAATCATGCCGTTAAGGTCTTGCTTGTACCCATCTCTACCAAGTAGTGCGCTTTGATGTTCTGGGAACATCGCAACTAACTCACCTAGTGTCATTGAGTATCTTTTAGCAAAGGCAACGCAACGTCCGTAGCGGTCAAACTCTGGGTAAGCGCCCACTGGGTTTTCTAGTCGGATACGTGGCAACTTTGCTTCTTCATCCAATTCAATAATGAATGGGAGGAAACCGTATGTAATGTACATGTCTGCACCGTTGTACATCTGTACTTGTAAATCAGAATGATTAAAGTAGTTAGATGCAATACGTGTGCGTGTGTCAGCAAACTTACGAGCACGGTCATTAGTTTGGTTGGCAGCAGAACAGTTTACCGCTGGAAGCGGTGCCATAACTTCTGACAAGTCACGTGCAACAATATCAATAAAGTTAGCAACTACGTTTTGGTCAATACCATCTGGAAAGAAGTTAGGGTATACCTGACTAATCTTTCCTTGGCGCACCATCTGTACGTCACCGTTGCGCTGGTCACGACCATGCGCACGGTAGCGCAGAGTCTGGACTCTCGCGCCAATCTGGTCCATTGTTAACATTATTGTCCTAACGATTGATTAAGAATTACTTGTAAAGTTTATTTACGTTTGCTCCACCGCGACCTTTAATACCACTTTCAGTGCGCGAAGTATTCTTGTTTAATTTTTCTAATTTTTTGTGAGTGTCATATTGCTTTTTAACTAAGCGTCCACCTACTACGCCCATAGTTCCAGCAATTACTGCTGCTGCTACTGGTACTGGCATTTTATTTCCTTACTTAAATGACTTAAGTGTGCGGCGTTCAGCCTTCTTGCCAGCAATATATGCAGGGCTTGGTTTATCTTCGCGATACATTTTGCCAGCCTTTTTATCATCTCTAAACTTTTTGTTTCCTGCTGTGTCGCCTGACATTCTTGCTAAATCTGCTTGGTGAGAACGTGCTGATGTTTTCATTGGGTCAGCCTTCTTTACTACCTTCTTCATTGCCTGGCTCTTCATGTTGCCGCCAGTTGACTTAGCAGTTCCTGTAATCTTTACTGCTGCTTTCTTTGCTACTGCTTTTTTCATCATTGCCATTTTATTTTCCTTATCCGAAGTTTTCTTGCCACTGCTCAGCAAACATCTCATCGAGGTTTACTGCATAGCGTTGGTCCATCTGAGCACGTGTTGCCCAGCGGTTTGTTGCGTACTGCGATGTTCGGCTACTAGCCTGCATCAGTTCGCGTATGCGAATCACAGCAAACCATAAAGCCATGACGGTATCGGTCTTACCCTTGGTCTCTGGCTTCCATGTTAGGAGTTGTTGAGTCAAGGCTTTGATACCTTCAGAACCTTCAGATGAAGGTAATTCTAATATGTTGTTTTTTTGAAACTTGTCTTCACGGACAGTGCCAAAGAGGTTAGACATTGAAGCAACACCAAACGAAGTGTCCCATTTATTTTTCCCTGTGAAGTGCGCGTCAAGCCGTACGCCGTATGCAGCAAGCCAGTTTCGTAAGTCGTCATCGAGTGAATAGGCTTTCTGGTGTGCGTTAATTTCAACTCGGAACTCTTGTGGTCTGTACTTAATAACGAGTTCTTCAATTGTCGCCCGAATCTTTTGTGGTGTTGGCTCTTCCATGTTGATGCAGTCAAGCACATAAATCTTGCCATCTGCTCTGTTGTAGGTACACGCAACAAATGCAGCGTTACCTGCCATAGCAGGGTCAAATCCAATTACAGTGTGTCCTTCAACTTGTGGAGGATGTCCTGCTGCTCCAGCCTTTAACGGTCCGCGCTTGCGCATCCCATTGGTCGCTCCCTGCACGAGTACTGGCGGGAATATGGAGTCTTCTTGAATGTCTTCTTGTTGGTAGACAAGTGCCCATGTTGACGGTGTAACTTCGCTTCTGCGCTTAAAGAGCGCTGGTCCATCCCACTTAGGATAGAATCCATTCTCTTTCGGAGTATCCGAATCACCATCCCACGGAACATCCGACTCAGCCCATAGGGTTTGCCAGTCTTCGGGTTTCTCAGCATATTCAAGAACTGCAGGCATACCCATATAGGTAAACGGTGTCTTACCGCCAGACCAGTGCTTAGGATTGCGAAGTTCTTTGTAAAGGTCGTTTGCCGCAATTCGAGTCCCTACTACTAGAAGTTTACCGTTTTTACCCAAACGAGTAATAACTTCCTTCTGTAGCCAGTTCATCTGCTGTTCCCACTCATGGGCGTTAGCGGTAGTGATACAGTCGTCAAGAATAATCAGGTCGGCACGGGCGCCGTAAATCTGACCACCCATACCTAGCGCCTGAAGCGTTGGGTCTTTTTCTGAAGAGTTACGCGCATCGCCGCCAAGATAGACAGTATCGGTACGCCAAGTATCTGCGTCTTCTTTCCATCCGCCCTCGGGACCATATGCGGTCTGTAACTTGAGCCAGCGGGGATGAGACAATCGTTGCTTGATAGCGTATACGAACTCGCGTGCCTTATTCAATGTCTTTGATACCACGATGATGCGGATGTTAGGATTGAGGGCGATGCGGTAAGTCGGATAGTTCACGGTGATAACCGTGGATTTAGCATGCTCAGGTGGCACGTTAATTAGCAGGCGGTTCCCCTCACCTGGCTCATAAATTATAGAAGGCGGGAGCCACGAAGGTTCGCGCCCTTCCAGTAGGTCTACCCAGTTCTGATGATGGGGGAAGACTGTCTGGTCAAAAAACATCTTACTGAAATCCGCAAATGGGATAGATTCCTTCTCAACGCCCATGGCGGTGAAGGTCTGCTTACTTCCCGCTTCCTTGGCTTCTTCCAAGTTACGGGCAAACTCGGGGTCTCGGTTCATCCACTGACGAACGGTGTCTGGTTTTTTACCCGCCGCAACCATAGCGGCTTGGACACTCACCCCTTGACGTACCCTGTCAAGTACATCGGCTTTAGCCTGGGCAACCCCCTTGGCGAGGTGGTGTTCCCCACCCTTTTTGAATCCCTTGTGCGCTGGTGTAGCCACGTTCATCTCCTTTGTGGCAGAGTCCCCCCGCCCTACAGATGTATATTTGTACAGTACACTGTAACAGTATGAGGAAGGCTCTATAAAGACTTCCGAATATATTTTAGTCTCTACTTATACTTAATCCGTTCAAACTACCTAAACGAACTATTTAGACAGAAATATTTATAAAAGTGCTGGTCAGACTGTTATATGCCCCCTGTAACTATATACAGAAATATTTCTAGATAGAGATACAGTATGAACTACAGCCGATAGTTAAAAGACTGGGGGTCATAGACTATAGACAGAACTATTATTGTACAGACAGACTACTATACTGAGGGTTGTCTGACAGTGTACTGTCTCCCTGCAGACTGGGAGCCAGTCTGATACTGACAGTCTAACTAAATGAATATACTCGGACTGTCCGTCTATGAACTAATGCCTTGGCAATGGTTGCCAAACCCTCACCAGTTCTATCGTACTGACTGGTCGGAACGAAGGCTGTCCGTCCGCGTGGTAAACCACGCGTTCTCGCCTGTCGCAATCGAAGGCATAGCCTTATGGTCTATTGCCTTCTCATGCTGACATGCACTCAGCCCTCATCTCTCGCCAGTCTGTCGGCGCGTCAAAGCCGCGCTACGACATACTCAGGCTCGTCCTCCTGCGGTGCTCCTATCATACTCCGTCGTCAAATCATTCCCTGCTCTGCCTATTCAGCAGAGCAAAGCGGTAATGATTGCTCTCAGCGTGGTAAACCACGCATCTGTCGTGTCTGGAGCGCCCATGAATGTGCGCCTGCTCGCAGGCTCGCAGTCCAGCCACGCCCCGCGTCTAGCGCATATGCGCTATCCGATTGACTTAGGAGTATTGATATACGCGTTTTCACATCAGGTGGAAACAGACGAAAGGATAAGGAAATGACAGAACAAGGCATCAGCATCACCACACACACAGAAACATGCTGTGAGTTCCCTGTGACATCAAACCTCATGCACCTATACACAGGCGATGAGCAAGTAGACAGTTGCATCAACTGCTACGAAACAAAAGAAAGCAAGTCCGACAAGCACGCTTGGGACTTGCATGAAGATGACAGACTAGGGGAAGGCAAAGCACTAACCCTAAACCAAGACGACAACCCAACGGCAAGCGATTGGGTGTCGTCAGAAACAGTAGTCGGTAAAGCAAGGAGAAAAGCAGTGTTCACCGAAATATGGAAAGACGAGAGCATGACTCTCATAGAACTATCCGTTAAGTTCGTAGACCAAGATGACCCTTGGTTACTACGAAAAGAGTTCACACCACCTATCGCACAATTGATGGACGGTGGTGAGTATGAAGAACTATGGGAGTTGGACGATGAGCGCCAACGTGCACGTGAAACAGAGTGCAAATGGTGTCACATACTCACACCCAAAGCATTCAATGACTGTCAATCATGTGACAAGCCATTGGAAAACAACGTAAGATAGAAAGAAGGGCAGATAGTCCCGCTACACTTCGTGATAGCGGGCTATCAGCCTAAAATCAACTACCGAAACTAACAAGGAGAAACAGATGAACAACGAAGTAACAATCACAGGTAAGATTAAGAACGTACGTACATTCACAGGTTCAAAGGGAACCATGGTGACAGGCTGGTTTGACCAACGCGAAATCTCAGCGTTCTCAAACGGGGAGGCTGACCGTCAAGTGTATGTATGTGGGTTTAATATCGTGGCATTGGATGACTCAACCGTAGGTGAAATCCTTGGTGTGACTCGTGCTGGTCAGGAACAATCCGACCTGGTAACACTTAAAGGTCGTCTAGTTACACGCTTTGACCGCCGTCAAAACGTGGAGGAAAGCGCACGACGAGCACCTCAGTTACAGTTAGAGGTTCATGAGGTCGTAACAAACTAAAAGACAGGAGGGTGGGTGGCTAGAGATAGTCACTCACTCTCCCTTTTTTTATGGTGCGGGGCACCGTAACCTCAGCGGACCGCTACAAGTCCATAACTTTTTTATAACTACAGGGAGAGCAACATGTATTTAGATACAGCAATGATTGTTGGTATAACTATAGCGTTAGGTGCTAGCCTAGTGATGCTGTTTATACTGACGTATGCCAATGTAAAACTGATAGAAGAAAACAGATATCTACGCCGTAGATTATTAGCATGGCGCAAGTCATGTCAAAACCATGTGGAGGTACCATTCTAATGAGCAATACAATTACAACTGATGTTCTATTTGCAGCAGACCATTTCATCATGGTCACTACTATCGAAACAACATTCAGCCCTGACCAGCGTGATGTAGAGACAGCAGCATGGGAGCGATTGGCTGATGAGTATGGTGTGGACTGGGTTAACATGACCAAGCCATTCATTAACAAAGTATCTATCGAAGTACTAAAACAAGGAGAGTAACATGGGACTAGACATGTATCTGTATGAGAAGCAAGTACATGAGGTTGCATACTGGCGTAAGGCTAATGCAATTCATGGTTGGATTATCAACAATGCTGGTGTAGTAGATGACTGCACACCTGTTAGCCTAACCAAACAAGACATCATTCAACTGCGAGATGACTGCCAAAAAGTAGTAGATGAAGGCACAGAAGAAACAGCAATGGAACTACTGCCACCTACAGAAGGGTTTTTCTTTGGTGGTACAGGTATAGATGAATGGTACTGGGATATCCTAAAAGAAACAATTACACTACTTGACAGAGTAATAGATGAGTCAGTAGACGATGCTATGTTTGAGTACTTGGCTAGTTGGTAAGCCATGAGTGGACCATACACACCACCATACTGTGAAGTATGCGAGCAGTATAACTTTGTATGTGATGACTGTGGGTTATGCAAAGAGTGTGATGAATGTGAGGAAGATAATGAGTAACTTAAATCCTGAATACTTAGAAGTAGTAAACACCCTTAAGTATGTACGCTTACTCAAAGGTTATACCCTTGAGCATGTAGAACTAGTTACTAATGGTGAGTTTACTAAAGAAGCAGTGGGTAGTTACGAACGCAACAGTAGAAACATTACACTTAGAAGGCTGCTAAAATTGTGTGATGTATACGGAGTATCAATAGATACAATCATAAGAAGCAGTATGTATGGAGACCCAATACATGTAACACGAAGGAGAAACTATGAGTTACGAACCACCGCTTGATGACCCTGTTGCAACAGGTGAATCAGATGAGTGCGAAGATTGCGGTTGCTTTATCTATGAGTGTGTATGCAATGAGCCTGACCGTATGTACGGAGACGAAGACTAGGAGATAGTCATGAACGAAGTAAGAAAGTGGTTGGCTGTTGGTAGTACTATGATGTTGACCTTTACTACAATGCTAGGTCTGCCTTATAAGTATTACTCACAACATGTTAACGACCTATGTTATAACGAACACAGACTACCTAAAGTATGGACACCATACGCAGCAAAATTGTATGCAGTTTCATACATGAAAATGTGGTTCCCTGAGTGGAACCGCAGCGAACATAAAGCACTGATGAAACTATGGGGTAAAGAGTCAGCATGGAGACATGATGCGGATAACCCTGAGTCAACAGCCTATGGTATAGCACAAGTCTTAGGCACCAAGCCTGGAACCCCAGCCCCGCAACAAGTTGCGCGGGGGCTGGAGTACATAGTACATAGGTACGACAAACCTTCAGCAGCATGGGCACATTGGAGGAAGCATGGCTGGTACTAGACAATGGCAAATAAACATAGCGTTCTTTGTTGAAGCAGACAATGATGATGATGCTTTATACAAGGTAACAAAGACACTACCATTTGATAACACAGATGTAGTGTGGATATGGCAATCAAGTAAGGGACTATCAAACAAGGGAGATGCAAGTGAATAAAGAAAAGATAAGAGAAAGAATATATGCCATTAAAGAAGTAACAGTGGCAGATTATAAGGGTCAGTTTGAACTAGGTCACAGTGAGCAACGTCATGCTGCTGAAACGGTAGAGTTGTTCATCAAAAACTTTGACCTCTTTAAGACTGACGAAGAACTAATGACAGAAACAACAGCAGCAGTACTACTAGCATTACGTGACGTACAAGTACGTGACTATGCCATGGGTCTACTAGTACCAGAAGATACAGATAAAACTATTCCTATTCTTGAATGGTTACATGATGCAGCAACAAGTGACACTGTCGCAGCACCAGCCACACTGCTAGCACTTACGTACTATCAGAAGTCAGATGTTGATAAAGCATTTGAACTATTAAAGATTGGCAAAGGACAAGGCTATTCACTGGCTACCCTGTTAGGTAGAGTGTTTGGTTCAGGGTGGCCAGTTGCTGCCTTCCAAGCCATGCAAATGGAACTACATCCTAAAGTAACAGCAGGAATCTTTGGAGAAGCACATGACAGTAGCAAGTAAACACCGCTCAGCATGGGTACGTGGTGGCACAGCAGTGGAGGCTACCTCTGCTGCAAGTGCAGCCACACAAGCAGGACTTAACTGGACTGTACGCACAGGTGAACTACAAGCAGTAAGTACACCCCTATCTATTGATGAGCATGGTGTAACACCAGCCACATACATAGATGTACCAAAAAAGCAGGCTATTATCCGTGAGGATAACAACTCAGTCATTGGTATTGTTGGTACTAAGTATAAAGTAGTACAAAACATGGAAGTCTTTAACGCATTAGATACACTAGTAGATGCAGGTGATGCACGCTATGCAGCAGCAGGTGAGTTTAATGGTGGCTCTAACATCTGGATGGTACTAGAGTTACCTCGTGGTATCTCGGTAGCCAATGACCCACACGCTGCATTCTTATTAGTAAAGACATCACATGATGGCTCATCATCTGTTGTTATCAAGCCAATCATTGAGCGTTTGTTCTGTGCTAATCAGGTCAACGGTTTGATTAGTAACAATCAAAAGCGTAAGTACAATGAGTACACATACCGTATGTCACACACTACTAACCAAGAGTTATCTATTGCTGACATCCGTAACATTACTAACCTTACATATCAGGCTATAGATGATTACGAGTTAACAGCCAATCGTCTGCTTGGCATTGACTTCTCACGTGAGCAAGCAATTAACTTCTTCAAGTCAGTATGGGCACTACCTTCTACCATTGAAGATAAGCCATACGATTTGCTCACACGTGGTGAACGCAAGCAACAGACCATTGCTAAAGATGCACGTGCTAAAGCATGGTCTATCTATAGCGAATCAGAAACACAAGAGAACATCAGAGGCACAGCCTTTGGTGCATGGCATGCAGTGGTAGAATTTGCTGACCACTATGCAACGGGCGGCGCTGAACGTCTTGCAGCCGCCACCCTTAGTGGACGCAATGACAGAGTAAAGACTAAGGCTTTATCTCTGCTAGTATAGGTTTACCTATCGGGTAAATGCGCACGGTTACTGTATAGTTTCGTTCATTTCCTATACAGTTGCTGCCTTTTACTGGGTTGTCCCGCCAGTAGCGCACACGGGACACTAAACAACGAGAGGAACACATGAACACAATCCAGATTAACACAGTAGATGGTGTTGTAAACTACACTGAGTCAGAAGTAATTCGATTCATTGAGAAAGCAGGCGAAGTAAATGCAATCCAAGCAAGTGCATCAGAAGACCGCGCACAAAGGATTAGTAATACTTATAAAGTCCGTGACTTCTTCAGTGAGTGTGAATGGAGTGATGGTGAAACAACAATCACAAAGTCAGATGTCAATGAGTTACTTGAATCCATTGGTGCCAACAAACTTACAACAAGATACAGTGCTACATACACAATCACTGGTACCTTCAGCGTAGATGCAGAAGATGCAGATGATGCCGAGACTATCTTTACAGACAACGTAACAGTTGACTTCTATGATGGCGACATTGAGGTTGACCAGATTGAAGTACATGATATGGAAGAAGAAGACTAATGGCAGAATACGTACCTTATAGACCATACAAAGGTACGGCTGGATGGTCAGGTACTGATACATCTAAGGCTCGTGCTATAGATAATGTTGCATCAGGACAAGAAGCAAACAACCAGGCTAGAGCATTATCATATTTAAAACTAGCAGGTGTACATGGTATGACGTGGAAAGAATTAGCCGAAGGTACAGGCTGGCATCACGGCACTGCTAGTGGTGTGTTGTCAGTACTGCACCAGTCAGGTGCTATAGTACGTGCTGTTAAAGCACGCAACAGATGCAAGATATATGTGCATCAAAACTTTAAAGACCAAGTGATACATGAAGTCTACAAGAAACGAGAAAAACTTTGCCCTCACTGTGGCAATGACATCAACGCATAGCCCCTGCTATGTTATGATGAGTGGGTTGGGGTGGCAGGGTTTCGGCTCTCTCCTTGTTCCTGCTCCCCAACCTATTAACAAGGGAGACGTATGTCAGAAGTAGAAGTTCCAAGAGACCGTTACGGTAGACCAATGGTAGTGCCACCGAAGGGTGGCAAGGCTGTGCCGTACACAAGAACAACAACAGTTGCAGGTTCATTAGATGATGGCACTGCACTAGTAGCGTGGAAGTTGCGCATGGCTGCAGCAGGATTAACACTGCGACCTGACTTATTGCTAGCAGCATCAGCACACAGAGACAACAAGTTAGAGATGGACAAGTTGGTTGAAGATGCAATGGAAGCAGCAGGTGCTACAACACAAGCCAATATTGGTACTGCTATCCATACACTAACAGAAAAACATGACCGAGGTGAAGACCTTGGAGTTATACCTGACGAGTATGTTGCAGACATACAAGCATATGCAGATGCAACTAAGAAGTTTAAGAATGTATTCATTGAACAGTTCTGTGTGCTAGACAAGTACAAGATTGCGGGTACACCTGACCGTGTAGTTGAATACAATGGAGAGTTATATATCTCTGACCTAAAGACTGGTAGTATTGCCTACCCAAATAAGATTGCCATGCAGTTAGCGGTGTATGCACACGGCTTGCCGTATGACCCCGCTACGGCAACCCGTGGTTCTTGGGGTGGTGTCAACCAAGAGAAAGGAATCATTGTCCATCTACCAGCAGGTAGTGGTAAATGTGAACTGCATTTCGTTGACATCAAACAAGGTTGGAAAGGTATAGAATTAGCAATGAAAGTTCGTACTTTCCGAGATACAAAAAAGTCCCTAGTAACACCTATTCAAGGAGAATAAATGCACAGCGAAGCACCAATCAGTATCAACCTACACACACCAAACAAAACACAAATTACTTTGCGTGCTAACAACGCAGATGAATTCACTGCGCTATCAGCAACCATCTTTGCTATCGTAGAAGCAGTCAATGAAGTAGAAACAGCAGTGCGTGGCACTAATGCAGCAGTACCACCTAACCCAGCAGTAGCATCTATTGCTAATCAATTTGGTGGCACAGTTGTTGACTCATTTGATACACCACCACCAACAATAAGTGCAGGTTCACGCACTTGTCCTCACGGTACAATGACACGCATCCATGGACTAACAGGTAAGTTTGGTCCATACAAGGGTTACTTCTGCCCTGCTAAGCAAGGCGACCCAACTAAGTGTACAACTCAGTACATCAAGCAGAACCAAGCAGAGTGGAACTCATTCGTACCTGACCAGACCAAGGCATAATGAAAACATTACGCCGTAGTATTGGTAAGCCAGAAGTAGGAGGAGAACCATTACCCCCTCCCTTTCAGGCTTTTCAACGGGAAGGCATTATCTTACGCCGTGCAGAAGTATCAGTAATTGCTGGTACTCCTGGCGCAGGTAAGTCATCTATTGCATTACATATCGCAGCAAGGCTAAAACAACCGACACTATACTTTTCTGCCGATACTAATGCACACACTATGGCTATGCGTTTGCTTGCTATGAAAGCAAAGATAAGTCAGGCGCATGCAGAACATATGCTTAAGACGGAGCCAGCCAAAGCAGAAGAACTCTTGCGAGAGTTCTCTAATTTGTACTGGTCGTTTGAACCCAGCCCAACCCTTAACGATTTAGATGCAGAAGTATCTGCATTTGAAACTATGTGGGGTAGAAGTCCTACGCTTATCGTAGTAGATAACCTTATGGATATTGCTGTTGATGGTGGCGAAGAGTTTGCTGCTATGCGACAAGTTATGAAAGAACTCAAGTATCTTGCAAGAGATACCAATGCATGTGTACTAGTGTTACACCATACTAAAGAAGGTGCTCAAGGTTTTCCATGTCAGCCACGCTCAGCGTTGCAGGGTATGGTTAGTCAAGTACCTGCTATGGTGTTGACAGTAGGACAGATGATGCAGGGACCAGACGCATATCTATGTGTAGCCCCTGTTAAAAATCGTTATGGTAAAGCAGACTTTACTGGTAACACATACGTATCACTATCATTTGACCCAGCCTCTATGTACTTAGAGGATGTAGTAAGAGACTACAGACAAGTAGAGATGAAGGTGTAATGGGTAGCGCAGCCAAAGCCAAAGGCTCAGGAGCAGAGCGAGATGTAGTTAAGTATCTCAAGCAATGGTTCCCTTATGTAGACAGACGCTTGGCTGGTGCAACCCTAGATAAAGGTGACATCTCAGGTATACCTGGAGTTACAATAGAGATAAAAAACCACGCCAAGATGGACTTGGCGGGGTGGACAGAAGAGTTGATAGTCGAGATGGCTAACGACAACGCATGGACAGGTGTGGTGTGGCACAAACGTAAGGGTAGGGGAAGCCCTGAAGATTGGTACTGCACCATGCCTGGCTATGTGTATGTAGATTTATTAAGGAGAGCAATTGGAAAGGGACAAGCCTGATATTGGTGAGTACCTACACTACATAGGCGCAACCGTGCCTGCTATGGGCAGCGGTTGGCGCAAAATGAAGTGTCCGTTTCATATAGATTCACATGCATCAGCAGCAGTTAACTTTGATAAGAACGCCTTTATCTGCCACGGTTGTGGAGTTAAAGGCGATACTTATTCCCTAATTATGTACAAAGAAGGTGGTGATTATCGTGAGGCTGTCAAATTCGCAGCGTCAGTTCTTGCTTCAGGCAACACAGAGATACGCAGCAAAGATAAATCTCGCAGAGGAATATCTGGCAAGCCGTCAACTCTCGGTAGACGAGGCAAGCATCTTTCATCTGGGGGTGGTAGACGAACCGCTTCCAGGTCATGAGCCATACAAAGGTAGACTTGCTATCCCATACATTACACCGTCAGGTGTAGTTGATATTAGATTCCGTGGTATGCATGGTGAAGACCCTAAGTACATGGGTCTAGTAGGTGCTAAGACAACCATGTTTAATACACAAGCATGCTTCGTTGCAGACAAATACATTTGTGTCACCGAAGGTGAGTTCGATTGTATTATGATGTCAGTTAAAACTACACACCCAACCATTGGTATACCTGGGGCTAACAACTGGAAGCCACACTATGCCAAGATACTTGACGACTTTGATGTGGTCATTGTGCTAGCAGATGGTGATGCAGCAGGGCTAGAGTTCGGCAAGAAAATCAGTAGAGAGTTAGGTAATGTCAACATTATCAGTATGCCTGATGGTGAAGATGTCAACAGCATGATGATTAAACAAGGAAGTGAGTGGCTAGATGAGCGAATCAGAGAGTGCATTACCCCCGCTTGACCATACGTTTTGGGAACACGTTGACCATTTAGATTTTGCTATTGGTATTCCAGTATCAGAAGATAGATTGCTTGATGTAGTAGGAGCATTGCATGACATCTACGACACCCTTGTTAAGGGTGATTTAGAAGATGCCAAGATGTGTACTACAGCATTGGCTGCTATCCTAGTAGCCAGCAAGTACGGCAAGGCAGAAGAAGTATGGGCTGAGTTCTCAATCAAAGAAGCAATGACTAACTTTGACGACCACATGAAGGAGATATTAGATGAAGAGCAGTGATGATGTAGATGTAATCTTAAATGAACTAGCAAAAATCATGTACAAAAAGCATGCCGACTATGGTCCTATGAATATATCAGGAGCACCAGGCGGACCAATGAACGGGCTGCGTGTGCGTATGTATGACAAACTCGCACGGCTTAACAACCTGATAGATACAGGCGACACGCCCAACTATGAATCTATTGAAGATACACTACTTGACCTTGCAAACTATGCCATAATTGGGTTGCTTGTCCAGCGTGGACAGTGGGAAGGAATCCCTAGCAATGGAGAATAGATGTGAAACGAGTAGTCGTATTAAGCGATTTACAGATACCGTATCAACACGATAAAACTGTAGATGCCACACTAGAGTTTATCCAAGACTATAAACCAGATGAACTCTGGTGTGTAGGAGATGAACTAGATGCACCAGAACCATCACGTTGGAACAAGGGTATGGCAGGAGAATATGCTGAGACCCTACAAGATAGTATTGATTTAACGCACGACATCATGGCTCGTTACCGCAAAGCACTGGGTAACAAGCCATTTTACATTCAACGCAGTAACCATACTGACCGCATTGATACATACATGCGCAAGTATGCGCCAGCCTTTATGTCACTCAAGTCATTAGAGATTGAAGAACTATTAGGCTACGGCAAGTTAAAGATTAATTACTTACATAAGATGCATGAGTTACTACCTGGTTGGGTAATGGCACACGGTGATGAAGGCGCACTTAACCGTGCACCAGGAGCCACTGCATTAAATCTAGCCAAGCGCTTAGGTAAATCAGTAGTGTGTGGACACACGCACCGCGTTGGATTACAACATGAGACCACAGGATTTTACGGAAAAACCAGTACTTTATACGGGTTAGAGGTCGGTCACATGATGGATATTAAACAGGCATCTTACCTTACATCAGGCTCTGCCAACTGGCAGACAGGCATGGGTATCCTTGTTGAACACAACCGCAAGGTCACACCGTTTGCTGTTCCAATTGTAAATGGTGAGGTAATTATTCCATAATGAATTACATTGAGGAATACAACCAGTTAGTACAGCAACTCGCTGCCGAGTACGCTAAGCGTTACACTATGTTAGAACGTGATGACATAGGGCAAGAGTTGTGGGTATGGTTTGTCGGTCATCCCCGTAAGTACAAAGAGTGGTCTGCTCTAGAACAAAAAGACCGCGACAAGTTAATTGCTAAGTCATTACGTAATGCAGCACTTAAGTTTTGTGAGCGCGAGAAAGCACGTAAGGTTGGTTACGATACATCAGACTTGTATTACTATGATGTGTCAGTAGTTGAAGCCTTCTTGCCTTCAATCATTGGTGAGACTTATGAAATCCCTACCAAAATTCAAGACCTTAATGCTAAGTTTGGTAGTGGTGCAGCATCAGATGGTAACAATTGGTTATCGCTACGCTCAGACATAGCATCAGCCTTCTACAAATTATCAGAGCAAAAGCAAAACATACTCAGGCTACGCTTTAGCGTAGACTCACCAGACTGGACAATGCTATCTAAGGAAATGGAAAGCACACCAGACGGAGCACGTATGAAGGTGCAGCGTGCACTCAATTCATTAGTCAAACACCTAGGAGGGTGGAAGCCATATCATGAGCAAGACAACCAAGAAGACACCGCTGTATCACAATCAACAGATGTCGAGCAGACCGAAGATACAGACGAATAATCAAATCATTCTGTGTTGGTGTGATGGTGGCAATACTGATGGCAAGTTCACTGAAGGTGTTGTGTATGCAGCACTAAAGTCAAGCCTGCCTATCACATCAGCCATGCGTGTACAGGGCAACCAGATTGGAAGACAACGTCAACAAGCGTTAGATTTCTGGTATGACAAGACAGACTTTGATTGGATTCTGTGGGTAGATAGCGACATAGTACTTAATGAAGAAGCACTTCAAGCAGTATGGAACGCAGCAGACCCAGTAGATAGACCAGTAGTTACTGGTACATACTTCATCTCTAAAGAGAATGAAGGTTCACTTATGTCCCCGTATCCTGCTGTATTCAATTGGACTGAAGATGATTATAAGATTTCATATGTACACCCGCTACCAGTTAATGCGGTCATTAAGGTCGGTTCAGCGGGCTTTGGATTCGTGCTCATGCACCGCAACGCAGTCACAGCCATGCGAAAAGTGCATGGTTTTGTCCCTTACTTTAACGAGACTGGAGTTGGCGAGCAGTTCGTATCGGAAGATATAAACTTCTTTAGACTAATGGCTAAGGCAGCAGTACCTTTGTACACGCACACGGGTGCATTAGTTAAGCACATGAAACGCTTTGCACTTGATGTTGAGTACTATAAGATGTACTGGAATAGCAAAAGTGAACGACCTTAGAGGTGAACCAACCTTTGCTTGCATTTGTGGATGCAAAATGTTTAAGGTTACGGTTATGTGGGATGAAGACACTAGAGCAGTAGGCTGGTATGACTTAGCCCAAGAGTGTATAGAATGTGGGACAGTTACAACTGCACCCACTGAGATAGATGGAGATGATTGTGCCTAACTATGATTACAAGTGCGACTTGTGCAACATGACACAAGAGGTGTATCGTGAGTTTGGAGATGACAGAGAACCAGTCTGTTGTCAGATGGTAATGACTAGAGTATGGACTTCACCACCCGTGAAGTTCAAAGGTTCTGGTTTCTACTCAACAGGAGGATAATGTACGCATTTCGAGAAGAGGCTAACTGTGCTAACTCAGACCCTGAAGCCTTCTTCACAGAAGAAAAAGCAAGTACCTACCCCAACATACGTATGCTTCGCAAGATATGCGGTGCCTGCCCAGTAGTTAATGAGTGTCTAGACTATGCCCTAAAGCATGAAGTCATGGGATACTGGGGCAATACCACCGAGTATCAGCGCAAGGACATGCGTAGAAAACTTAATATAATTCCACGCCAGTTGTATTTAGACTACAATTAAAACAGAAAAAGACCCCCGCCAGGTAGGTTAATGTACCTGAGCGGGGGCTTCTTGTCTCTACGAGGCTGCTACGCCCTTTAAAAGGGTATTACTTTGAACCGCGACCAAACTCTGGAGCAGAGTTATCTAGCCACTTGAGCAGTGGACCAGCAAATCCAGCCAATGCTGCCATTGCTAGTGTCTTAAGGTCTGACTCACCAGCAAGAAATAGTGCTACAGCAGAGGCTGCTGCTGCACGAAACCATGTTAGTGATAGTTGCTTGAATTGTTCCATTGTATCCTCCTAGGGGATTAGGACTTTGTACTGTGCAATTTGCAGCAAGTACAAACTTCGGTCTTGTATGCCTTCTTAGCAGGCACTGGTGTTACCTTTGCAATAATCTGATTAACAATCTTAGGCTGGTCTAACCATGGGAACCAGGGAGAAACATCGTTCCTATAAGTATCAACAATAGAAATATGTAGATGCTTATTGTGAGGGTTACTCCCAGTGTATCGCCTGTTTCCTTGCTTAGCCTTTTCTTTAGACCAGATTTTGCCTTGAAAGATAAGATACTTAACACGCTTATCGCTTTTAATTTTTTCAAAAATGTCAGCACAATCAATTCCATTCTTAGGGTCATGCGTTAAATCAACGGCTAACCCTGTGTTGTGGTCTGAGTTAGGACTCTGCTTCATGTGTGCAGCAGATGGTAGTAATCCATCGCTAGCCTTCTTGCGCTTAGGGCGCAAGGCTGTTGCTTGACGTAGCACTGCTATAGCAGCAGGTGTTGCTTTACTCATCGTCATCTTCCCATTCTTCAAGGTCAATGTTTGGTGTTACTGGGTCCCACATTGGCTCGGGTAATATGGTTGTAAATCCCATTACTGTTTCTCACATAACAATTTATAAATGTCGTCTACTCGAGTTTCAACACGGTTCAATCTATCTGACACACTGCTGCCCCCATTGGGCTTAAGTTCTGCTAGATAATGTTTAACCATCCAGCGAATCATTATTGCAAATGCACCTATGAGTGATGTGATTGATAGGGCAAATGCAGCCCAGTCTTGTAGCGACATAGTGTTATACCGTTCTAATGGTCAGAGAAATTATACCGCCGAAGCCAGTAAGTTTCTTATCGGGGGGAGTACTTGTGTTAAACAGTACTTGTTCAATAAGTACCTGTTGTGTTTCTCCCGTGCGGAAGTCTTGCCAAGACACAATGTCTCCATTGCTCTCAGCCGTTTCTAGTGCTGCTAGTTTGTCGAAGGCTCTGCCTTCGTAGCCTATAGTTGTGTTGTACTTGTCTGTTTCAATATCAAAGTTCATTAAAGGAACCTTGATAATTCTGTTACGTGGGTTAGCAGGTAGTGCTTTAAGTTGGTAACCTTTAAACTCAGGACCTTTAGTAGTGTCTGTTGCATCACGAAATAACACAAACCGCAAAGCAATTGCATCTTGTGGACCAGTTGGTTGTGTAATTGTAGACTCAGGATTACCAATAGCAGCATCGTATGAGTTAACATCATAAACAGTGCCATCAAAGTCAACCGTTTGTAGGCTCATGGAGCCATAGTCAAAGTTACCCAATCCAACAAGACGCTTAAAGTGCTTGTGTTCTAATGTGTTATACCTAATATAACCAGTAGTTAAGTAACCATTGGTTACTAATTCTGTAGGTGACTCTGAATAAATTGCACCATTTGTTACCTTATAGGCTGTAGTAAATGTAAGACGATTAGTGCTACCCAAAAATGCTACACCTGTTGTGTAATGTTCTGTGCTTTGTTGTATTTGCAAATCGTTTGCGTATGCAAACCGCAATGAGTCTATTTCTGTTCCTAAATCAACACGAATAAGTCCACCATCTAAAGCACCTATGCCCGATGCTGCCCAAATAAATCTATCTCTACCAGCAAAGTCATAAACTGGCTGTGATGTTTCAACAATAAGAGGACCATAAGTAAGAGAACCATCTTGGTCGTTGATACTTGCAACTCGAATACCTTTATTAGTTCCAATGCACATATAGCCAAGGTAGTAGTACAACTTTTCTACAATCTCACCAGCAGGTAGTTCTGCTGCAACTACAGCAGATGTAAGCGTAGGCATTACACCAGTATTATCTAATGTATATTTTTGAATAGTAGAATAGATACCAGAATGTCCAGCGGTATAGATAGCAGGACCAGAAGCAGCAACACTTGTATAATGATAGTTAGTATTTTGATTAGTAAATATAGGTGTAGGTAGTGTGGTTGCTACAGTAGTTAATTCATAAACAGAATTGTTAACACACAAAACAATACGGTCTTTAATAAACTCCATTGCTGCATACTGAATTACAACACCAGTACCAGAAAACATAGGAGATGGAATGGTTGTTGTATTGTCAGTTAATGCCTTCTTGTACATGTGGATTTTATTAGCGCCACCTTGAACCTTGTTGGTTACCCAATAAGCAAATACGCCATCGTCACATACAGCATAAACCTTTTCATCAGTGCCACCTACGTATGCAACAAAAGGAGTTACTGTTCCATTAGCAGCAATTTTATCTATATGAAATTCATCATGCAGCAAAACACCATTTGTGCTGCTCCATTGAATTGACCTAACATGTTGATTAACATGTTGATGGTCTGTACCTACAATTGGACCAGTAGTTGCGTGTGTATTAATTACACTTTTAAGAAGTGTCACTTCTCCTTCATCAAATACATTTACCCCTTGACTGTCTGCAAAGCGGTACGAATTAGTAGAAATAGTTGTAGCATATGGGTTAGATAGTGGGTCATAAAACTTAACACCTTTACCAGTATGAAATGAGTTTTGACTACGCAGCCACCAACCAGTAAGCGATTGCTCACCTGGATTAGTTTGTGAATCAAACTGTTCTTTACGAAACGGTGCAGTAGCACGCTCATAAGGACGCTCATCTTTAATCCCTAAGAAAAATGGGATACCTGCAATGGCTACGTCATAGGCTATGCCAGTGTTTTGCCAGATAGTACCTGTACCAATACCAAGGTCAACAGCAATGGCGCGGGTAGCGCGACCATCCGTAATATCTCTGCCTGCCACCGTATCTCCTTTAGTTGAAAGTTAAATTACTTAGATAGTGCTGCGATTTCCTCGGCTGTTAAACCAAGTGTTGCTAGTTTAGCCTTAGCAGATTCTTTGGCTGCTTCTTCGGCAGCAATCGCTGCATCTTCTGCTGCTTTGCGCTCTGCAAATACTGCTGCATCTGTTTCACGCTGTGCAATTTCTTCACCAGTTAATGGCACTTCTGCCACTACACCAGTCTCACAGTTAACGATAATTTTTGTTAGTGTCTCTGACATTAGTTTATCTCCTTCATAGTGTGTGCTTCGTTATTACAAATCCATAATGCTGTTGTCTCATCTAGTACCGCTTCATCGTGGCATTTAGGTGGAACAAAAGCATCTAGTGTTAAGTTGTATAAATAGCCAATACCTGCAAAGTTTTTACGGATATTGTTGTTGTAACTTGTTTTAACCCAAGTGCCGCCAAGTGCGTTAAAGAAGGCTTCGCCTTCATCTCCATAGTTAGGTCCTACTAGAACACGTAGTACTACGTTGTTGTTATCTACTTCTGCCCAATGACTCATACTGTATACCTCACAATCACAATACCTGAACCTCCGCCTGTGCCGTTTGTAACGCCTTTACCGCAACCGCCACCGCCGCCAGTGTTAGCCACTCCGCTAGAAGCATTTGCACCACCACCACCTGAGCCACCTGTTAACCAACCACCACCACCTGCATAGTAATAAGTTCCTGACACATTTTGACCTGTGCCTGTTACTGACCCCCAAGAAGAGTAAGTCGATGAACCGACACCGCCCGCGCCACCTGATGCACCCGCTTGACCCGCACCACCCGCACCGCCACCGCCACCAGCAACCGTTGTGCCGTTTCCATTTGCTCCTGCATTACCTTGACCTGCTGTTCCTGCCGAACCGCTTGTGTTGTAATCCATTCCGCCGCCGCCGCCTGAACCGCCAACCTGTGAAAGCTTTGTGTAATAACTTGAACCAGCGCCGCCGCCAACAGAGGCGGTTAAACCTTGAAATGTTGAATCGTTGCCGTTTGATGAATCAACGTAACCCGCTGGTTGGGGCGCACCTGCACCAATAGTAATTGTTTTACTGCTTGATATAGATTGACTAGTAAATGCTTGTAATCCTCCAGCACCACCACCACCACCGTTGTAGTAACCACCTCCACCGCCACCTGCTATTACAAGCACATCACAAGATAAAGTTTCAACAGGAGTAAATGTTCCTGATGACAGGAATGCGTGATACCAGTAAGTACCATCAGTTTCAATAATGCTTCCACCTAATGCTTTAGGTGCAATGGCAGGAGTTGTACCTAACTTTGCTACACCGTATAGGTAAAAGGTTGAACCTTCAATAAATCCTACAGCACCAGGCATAATTTCTAATGAAGTAATTGCTGCAGTATTTGACCATAAAATGCTACTAAATCCCATATATGTATCATTTGTTTGGTTTCTTTCGCCAGTACTTTCCGATGTAAATGTTTTGAAATTTGAGCCTGCGTAATTTGTAATGTATGTTTCAAAACTTCCAAATGTATTTGTTTCAGTAGATGTACCACTTATAAAAGCAAGAGTAGCCGTATCGTCAGCGTAAGCATTACCGTCTCCACCATAAACTCTTATGCCAGTTAAATTAGTACTACTTCCATTAGGTCGTATTGAAAGTAAACCATAAGTTGCAGCCTGTGTTGTTTTGACAGAACCCTTAAGTACTAAATCTGTGTAACCAGTTTGAGGTATGTTAGAAAATACTACAGAAGATGGGCTTGATGCACCAATGGTAATTTTTTCTAAAAGGATATAGTTATCAGGCATATTTAAGCACTCGCAATTCCGTATAGTGAGAAAGTTGAACCTGCAGCAAAAGTTGATGCGCTAATCATTACTTTGACTGTGTTAATTGCAGAATTACTACGCCATAAGGCAACATCTGCATAAGTTACAGAACCAGCAGGATTGCCGCTGCGGATTAAAGCAGTTTTATTTGTTGTAGCGTTAGAGTAATTCATTATATTAATAATTGAAATTAAAGGAGATGTTGCACTTTGGAAGTTTGCACCTGCAACATTTAACCACCAAAGGCTTTGAGAAGTATCTCTATAACTATTTGTTGTTGTTGTATTACCATACATTGCAGTGTCAGAGTAATTAGAACCAGTGTCAACAGAACCGTTACCTACTTGAATTTGTCCATAGTTACCTGTTGCTGTCGTGGTTGGAAACATTGAACATACCAATATTAAATCAGTATATGTAGATGGAATTGATGAAAATGTAACAGATGATTGTGCTGATGCAAGGGTTTCTGTTGCTATTGCAACATATGTATTTCCTGCTGCCATAATTAATCTCCCTTAATTCCATATAGAGCAAATTGTGAGTATTGTTTTAGATTACCTGATAACGCTCTAATATTAATGCTTGTAATTGCAGCAGTGTTACGCCATAAACCTGATGTAAACTGAACCGCGCCACCACTGCCATTAAAATCAACACCACTAAATGCTCTAGTTGTTGTGTTTTTACTAGTATTAGAATAGTCTAAAATATCCAAAAATCCTACACCAAAAACATTTGGATAAGTTGGAGATGTTTGAGCACAAGTTGCATATACTTGTGAAACATTGGCATTAGCGCCGTAAGTAGCAACACCCCCACCACCTGCGCCATCTATGTAATGACGAGTATAGTTACCGCCAGTATCGGAATTAAATCTAAAAGCAAGATTATCTGCCGCTGTTGCGCTATTATCACACTGTGCTAAAAATCTAATTTGCAAATGTTTGTATGTGCTTGGAATAGAAGTAAATGTAATATCCGCTGTGCTTGTTGTTAGAGTAGTAGTAGCAATAGAATCGTAGGCACCAGTAGGCTCAAATGGCGGTACGTATGCTGTGTTTCCCGCAAGGAAAGAACTGTACGTTACCCTTGTCAGTAATCCAGAGTTAGACGTCTTATAGACTGCCACTAGGAAATCTCCACTCCGCCAATGTGAAAGTTAACTGTTGTAGCAGAGGCTAAGCCTTTGATTGTTTGAGTAGCAGCAAGAGGTTGCTTTACTTGAATAATAGTTGAGTCAGTTGCACCTACAGTTACATTTTGAGCAAACACTACATCGTTAAAACTTAGAGTAAAGTTAGCAGTAGATGTTGCAGTATTAGTTACTACAATGTCAGTTACTACAGTTGTAGTTGCGGATGGGACTGTGTATAGAGTAGTGCTTGATGTTGCTGCTGCTGTGCGAGCCAGGGTCTTTGATACGGTAGCCATTAGTTACTACGCCTTTCTTAGATTGCGCCCATAAGGACGAGGATATAGTTGTCTTGAATTGAAGTTATGTCAACGGCTGCCCAACTTGCTGCTGTTCCGTTGGTAGTTAAATATTTACCTGACTGTCCCGATTGTGATGGTACCACGTAAATAGAGGATGTGTCAAGTTGCACCGTTACTGCTCCAGATGTGCCTCCACCTGTAAGACCAGTTCCAGCCGTAACTCCCGTAATATCTCCAGGATTGGGCGCAGCCCATTCAAGCCCTGTAGCACTTGCTGAGTTTACGCTGAGAACGTAGCCATTAGTTGCCGCTACGGTTAGTTCCGCTGGGGTTGCAGATGAAGTTGCTGCAATAATTGAGCCCTTGGCACTAACTACAGTTTTCTGAATAAAGTTAGATGTGTCAGGTGCTACTAAATCCCAAGAGGAACCATTGTAGACTTTCATAGCATTAATTACTGAGTTAAAGTATAAAGCACCAACCAGTAACGCATTGCCATCATTATCTAATGTAGGGTCAGATGTTTTGCTACCAAGATAGCGGTCATCGAAGGCATCGTATGATGCAGCAGCACTAGTCGCTGATGTTGCAGCACTTGCTGCAGATGTAGCAGCAGCAGTTGCTGAGTTGGCTGACGAAGTTGCATAGCCTGCGATTGTTGCTACTGAGTTAGCAGCAGTTACTGCGCTTGCTGCAGCAGATGTTGCTGACGTTGCTGCTGCTGTTGCGCTTGCTGCAGCGGATGTGGCTGATGTCGCTGCTGCTGTAGCGCTAGTTGCAGAACTGGTTGCGCTAGTCGCCGCTGCTGTCGCAGAGGCTGCTGCACTTGTAGCAGAAGTTGCTGCTGCCGTAGCGCTTGTTGCTGAGGCTGTAGCAGATGTAGCAGATGCCGTTGCACTTGCTGCTGCACTGGTTGCCGATGTAGCGGCTGCGGTAGCACTTGCTGCAGCAGATGTTGCACTAGTAGATGCTGCTGTTGCGGAACCTAGAATACTATCTACGTAATCCTTTGGAGCAGCAGATGATGTTGACATGCCAGCAGATGATAGACCTGTGATAACAGGGCTACCTGAAATAGTTGGGCTTGTTAAAGTCTTGTTTGTTAATGTCTGAGTTGCTGTAGCAATGACTACTGTACCAGTTGTATTAGGTAGGGTGATTGTATTATCTTGAGTTGGGTCTGTTACTGTGAGAGTAGTCTCATACGCATCTGCAGTAGCACCCTCAAAGACAATGCTTGCATCTACACCAGCACCTGAGATGCTAGGGTTAGTGATTGTAGGTGCTGTAAGGGTCTTATTAGTTAGTGTTTGGGTGTCGATTGTTCCGACTACAGAAGATGAGTTAGAGATACCGTGTACACCCGTAGAAGCCTCGATATGAGTATTGGCTTCGCGGTAGTCACGACCGATAGCCATGTGACGAACAACAGCACCAGCAGAGTGAGCCTGGGCAGATGAGCCATCAATAGCACGTGTTATCGTGAAGGTATTGGTTGATACCGCGGTGGCATCTACAATTTCTTCGAGTGCTGTATCTGGGTCTACTACGATAGTAAAGGTTGTTCCCGCAGGGATGGTTACACCACCCAAGAGCGCTGTACCTGAAACGACAACCATTGACGATGCGCCAGCGGTAACGGCGCTTGTCAGTGTTGTTTGCTGGGAGCGAGAGGAGTAATTGCGTGTTGTCATTTATATTCCTATCGAGTATAATGAATTCGTGGCGGATATTGGTTTTGCAGTGTTGCAACTTCCTCATTAAGACGCTGTGAGTAAAGAGCAAAGAGTTGCTTTGTTGCTGATGCACTTGCACCGTATGGGCGCTTGCCATCTGTTTCGTCCGCCTGCGGGCTAATCTGACCTGCGCGTGCTGGGTCAAGGTAAGCCAATAACCTGTATGATGCACCAAGAATTACAATGTCACGCGCTGATTCAGCGTAACCTGTAGTAGTCGTGAATACATCTGAACTGTTCTCTAGTGTTGATGGTGGTGTTGCATACATAACCTTTACTGTACGTCCTGGAGTAATCCAGTCGTAGATAGTAACTGTCTGTGAGCCTGAACCCCAAGTGTCTACATCTGCAAATGGGTCAAAGTCCCAACGACGAATACGAATCCACTCTTTAGAAGGACCTGTATCCTGCCATGACATAGTAAGAATATTTTCAATGCTTAGGTTCTCAAATTCATATGTATTGATTGCCGCATTAAATGTGAAGGTGGTCTGCTTGATAGACAACAGGCTTGCACCCATTGCTCGGATAGTATCGTTGATTGCTTTCTTAACTACATAGCGTGGGAAGATAGGTGAGATAGTTACCTTTGTATCAGCAGCGTGTGTAGTTGCTGGTGTTCCCAAATACCCACGTCCATATGGTGAGACAGTTGCTGTATTAGATACGCGGTCAAATGAATCAACCCACATTAACTCTTCATCAATCTCAAGGATACCTTTACCTACGTTGCTCGTATCTCCTAGAGATAGGATTGTAGGTGCTGTACTTGGTGATGTTAGTGTGGTGACTGCAGTCTTAAGATATGTTGAGCGGTCCTGTTGGTATGTATAACCTGAAAGGTTGATAAGGACTTCATCAATCATCTGTGCTAAAGTTGTCATAGGTCTATGCTCCTTAGTGCAACAACGGCTGATAGCCCAGTAGTTCCTGCTAATTCATTACAGATGGCGTTCATCATCTTGTAATCATCAGGCTGACGGTTTGTGTCGGCTTTAATATTTAATGCTGCTATAATACCCAAGCCACTAGTATCAGCATAGTTATTTGCTGCACCTTGCTCAGATTGGTACTTATCTGGTGTGGGGTATGTTCCACCATTTGCAAGACGATTTAACTCGTCAGCAAATGTGCTACCTGCTACTCCTACTGCCATTATCTAAACCTCGCAGCCTTCTTTGCTATTGACTTTGGTTGTTTTACAAACTGCTTACCTTTAGCATTACCTTTAGCCTTGGCCTTATTGGTTGCTGCTTTTTCTGCAGGACTCAGTGCAGCCCATGCTGCTTCTGGTAAATATCTTTTCTTTCCTTTAGATGGCTTGCCATCAGAGGTCTTCCACTTCTGCGCAGTCCACTTCTTAAGTGACTGCTGTGACTTAGCAAGTGCCATTACTTGTAGCCTCCGCCTGCCTTCTTATACTGAACAGCAAGTAGTTGTGCTTTACGAGCAGACCATTCTCCAGGGTCTCCACCCTTAGAGCCAGCCTTAATCTTCTTAAACAATGAAGCACGCATGCCAGGCTTGGTATAGTTGCCAGCAGCATTGACTTTTGACTTAGCCTTTTTCTTTGCTACCATTTTACTTTATCCGCCCAGTATGCAGCAGACATCTTGCCCTTAGCAATATTCTTTGCGTGACGTGCCTTAAAGGAGGCTTGGCGTTTAGTTGGTTGTCTATCGCCAGTCACACCCTGTTGACCAAAGCGAATAGTCTTAACCTTGCTACCTTCTTTAGCCACAACTACGTGGCTCTTCTTGGGGTGGTTTGGTGTACGCTTAGGCTTGTTGAAGCCTGATACTCCTGCTCGCTTTAGTCTTGGGTCTGACATTTTAGTCCTTCTTTGTTTTCTTCTTGGCTAACTTTGCTGCGTTCTGTCTGCGTGCGCTATCCGCTGTTGATGCACGAACTGGTGACGGATATACCATTGTGCCGTATTCCTTCTGAAAAATCTTAAGCATCGCAGCATCCTGCGGTGTCATCTTAGGCATTTACTTCTTCTTGCCCATCTTCTTCATAACCATCTTCTTAGCAACTTTCTTAGCAGCCTTCTTCATTGGCTTGCCAGTTTTCTTAGCCTCAGCCTTAGCCATTGCCATTCCTTTTGCTGTGTATGCAAATTCCTTCATTCCTACTTTTGGCATTATACTTGTCCTATCTCTTTCATTACCGCTGCGGTTGATTGATTTACGTGTTTTGCATCTGGCATTGAATTAGCATTGTATGGCTTATTCAATACTTCGGAGGCTCTTTCTGCCTCACGAATCTTCTCCATCGAAGTGCCACCAGGTTGGATTCCTTGTGCCTTCGCATTAGCGTATGCTGTTAATTCGCTTTCAAATCTTTTACGAGGAGCATTTCTTTGACTATTGGCATCGCCAGTATTCATTTGAAGCCCTCTTGCTTTGCACCCGAAACATTCAGGACCACACTTGGTATGGTCTACAAAGATGTCATTCTCATCAGGAAAAGGTTCTGTTGATGTAGCATCACAGTACACACACCCATAAAGAGCAGAGTATGGAATCATATCTCCGTCTACTAGTTTGTATGCCCATTCAAGAACTTTGCTTGCGTGTTCGTGTCCCATATGTCCCCTATATTGCGGTAAAGTTTGCTGTCGTAACTCCAACGTTTCCGTTAATTAGATTCTCTCGAGTTGTCTCATCTACAGTGTACTTGCTACCACCAAGATATACTTCTTGATAAGTATCTAAGTCACCATCGTATGGATAGCGAACCTGACGGTAAGTTCCATTGACTCTGATAATACTGATACCACGTGCTAACTTGTAAAATGTAAAGAGTCGTTGAACTCCTTCAAAGCCTTCATCGACAGTTGGTGTCTCGAAGATGTAATCTGTCATGACTCCTCCTTTAGTGGACTCACCACCAGACAGGGTTTCCCCTGTCCAGCAGTCAATTAACTACTAGAGAGCAGCGATTGATGAACCTGATGTGATTCGGTATAGAGCCTCATCGCGGTATACTGAGAAGCCAAGTACGCCGTACCAACCCATTGGGCGGAAGCGCATCAACTTATCAGTTACGTTACCGATAACTACGTGTGGCTCTTCAGCTACAGCTTCTGCCATTGCCTGTGAACCTGCAACGATTGTG